ATGCGCGATCACGACGCCGCCCTCGACAGCGCCATCCACGAAGTCGCCGCCATCCTCGGCGATGCACTCGTTCGACTGCTCTTCCCGGATCCGGCCAGCCCGCAAGTTGACTTGCCGGAGACAGAGAGCCCTCATGTGACTGCTGGTTAACACCATGAGAAACGAAACAGCAATCGAGCCAACCCGGATCAGAGAAGAGATCGAGAGCCTGCGCCACCTGACCACCGCGCAGCTTAAGGATAAGTATCGTGAGGTCTTCAGTGAGGCCTCCCGATCCAATCACAAGCAGTTCCTGTTCCGCCGCATTGCCTGGCGCATTCAGGCGAACGCGTGGGGCGGGCTCTCGGAGCGTGCGCGGAGCCGCGCGCTCGAGATCGCGGACGACGCCGACTTGCGCATCCGCGCGCCGAAGAACTTACTGAGGCAGGCCATCGACGAGACCAGAACGGCGGAGGCGCGGCTAAGGCCAGGACTCGACCCGCGACTGCCATTGCCGGGCACACCCCTAATCCGCCGCTATCAGGGGAAGGACATCATCGTCCATGTCCGGGCAGACGGCGGCTTTGAGTGGAATGGCAGGATCTACAGGTCGTTGAGCAAAGCCGTGACCGAAGCCACGGGCACGCGATGGAACGGCTTCGCCTTCTATGGACTGGGACACCGGCCAGGAGTGACGCGTGGCGAACAAAAATAACGGCAACGGAACGAAGGAGCGCCCAACGGTGCGCTGTGCCATCTACACGAGAAAATCGACGGAGGAAGGCTTGGGCCAGGACTTCAACTCGCTCGACGCCCAGCGTGATTCCGGCGAGGCATTCATCCGCAGTCAGGCAGGCGAGGGATGGACTCTCCTGCCAGTCCAATATGACGACGGCGGGTACACCGGCGCCAACATGGAGCGTCCCGCCATGCGCCGGCTGCTGGCCGATGTCCAGGCCAAGAAGGTCGACTGCGTGGTTGTGTACAAGGTGGACAGGCTGAGTCGCTCCATCCGCGACTTCGCCAAGATCATGGAGATTTTGGACGCGCAAGGCGCGACGTTTGTCTCTGTCACGCAGCAGTTCAACACCACGACATCCCTCGGCCGCCTCACGCTGAATATCCTGCTGTCGTTCGCCCAATTCGAACGAGAGATCATCTCCGAGCGCACACGCGACAAACAAGTCCTGGCGCGGAAGCGGGGCAAGTGGACCGGCGGCCACCTTCCGCTGGGCTACGACCTGGACGCCAATTGCCTCGTGGTCAACTCAGAGGAAGCCGACCGCGTACGGCAAATCTTCGAGTGGTACTTGGAAGGCCATACGGTCTATGGCATCGTGGCGAAGTGCGCCGATCTGGGTTGGCATAACAAGCAGTGGACGACCAAGGATGGCAAGTTGTACGGTGGCCACCCCATGCGGAAGTGCCACGTCTACAATATATTGGCGAACCCGCTCTATGCAGCACGCATCCGCGCGGACGATGAGGTTGTCGCAGCCAACCACGCCCAGACAGTCGACGACCGGACCTTTGACCTGGTCCAAGAGAAGTTGAAGGAGAACACCCGCAATCCGGGAACCCAGCATCGGCCGAGGCTGGAGTCTCTGCTCCGTGGCCTGCTTTACTGCACGTGCTGCGGGTCGGCGATGTCGCCCACGTACTCGTCCAGCAAGCAACGTCGGTATCGCTACTACGTTTGCCTTCGGGCAAGCCAACGGAGCGGCGATGGATGTACGACGCGGGCGGTTTCCGCGCCGGTGGTCGAGGAGGCGGTGATTGAAAGCATCCGGCACTTCGTGCTGGCACCGAAAGTGGTGGAGGAAGCAGTTCGCGCCGCACGTCAGCGTCTGGGAGAAGAACTAAACCGACGTCGCGAGGAGCTGAAGGCCGTAAACGTGCAAACCCGCAACTCAAAGTCGCAACTCGCACGCGCGATGGCGATGGACGCCGAACGGGAAGCGACACTCCGTGAATCGATCGAGGCGGGTCAGGCGAAAGCCGAGCAACTGAGCAAGTCCGTAGCTCGCGGCGATCGGCTCCGGATTGACGACTCGCTGGTGCGCCGGGAGCTGGGCAACTTCGACGAAGTCTGGAAGACGCTGACGATCGAACAGCAGTGCCGTCTGGTGCGCCAACTGGTCCAGCGTGTCGGCTACGACGCCCGCGGCGACAAAGTAAGGGTCACCTACAACTCAAACGGGATTAGCGAATTCTGCCAACAGGGAGTGCCGAAGTGAAAGAAACCCACGAACGGGAGATCCCACTAAATTGGGCTAGGCGGGCCGGGCGGCTTGCGAAGCGGAAACCGGCACCGGAACCGACGGCGCCGCGCATTCCACGGATCACACGTTTAATGGCACTCGCCATCAAGCTCCAGGAGATGGTGGACCGCGGCGAGGTCCGCGACTACGCCGACTTGGCCAGGCTCGGCTACGTCACGCGAGCCCGTCTAACTCAGATCATGAACCTTTCACTCCTTGCACCCACCATTCAGGAAGTGCTTTTGTCGGAAATACAGCCAACGCACGCCTCGATTCCGGAAAGGACCCTCCGAGCGGTGGCGCAGATGGTTCTGTGGGAGGACCAGCAATGCGAGTTCGCCGATCTGCGCGCCGAATCCGCCATTGCAGCCAAGTCACTGCCCATGCGCAGCGCCCTTTGATCTGAGTACCTGCGGCGAGCCATCCGGAAGGGTATTGCCGCTCGGCCATTCGCCCGTGCCTGGCTCATTCCAGTCGCGATACTTGCGGAACGAGTCCTGGGAGATCCCCATAGCTGCCGCAGCTCTCTTGTTATTGAGTCCGTTCGCTAAGAGCCGATGTGCCCACTCGTGCCTGAATCGGTGGAGCGCCGTTTCGTAGTCGACCGAGGACGCCCGATAGGATCGCTGCGGCGCCATGCGAAGCCACTGCGCCTCCAGGACGGTCGCGGTCGGGTCCGCCCGCGACTCAACCACGGCCCCACGAATCGTGTGATCAAGCTCCCGCACATTCCCCGGCCATGGGTAGGCATCAAGCGCCCGCTGAGCATCAGGAGCGATATCAGTCAAAACCGAGATATCTTTCCGCAGTTCGCGTGCTCGCTCCAGGAAGAACCTCGCCATCGGCAGAATCTCGGAGCGGCGAAACCGCAGCGGCTTCAACTCGATATGGTACTCGTTGATCCGGTAGAAGAGGTCCTCCCGGACCTTGCGCGCGTCGCGCAGTTCTTCCGGAGATTCGATCGTCCCGGCAATCACCCGGAAGTCGACGTTCTTTCCGGGCACACCATGGGCTCCGACCGGGTTCACCTTCTTCACCTCCAACAAAGTCAGCAGCATAGTCTGGACGGCTGCGGACGCATCAGAGAGCTGGTCCAGGAACAAAGTTCCGTGATTTGACTCAACCACAATTCCCGGCGAGTCTTTCACCGCGCCAGTGAACGCGCCCTTAACGTGTCCAAATAGCTGCGACGCCGCAAGTTCCGGGACCAGCGCGCCCAGATTTGTTCGCCGAAATTGATGATGACGCCGCTCTTGGTGCATATGGTGGATGAGCTCTGCGACGGTGTTCTTGCCCGTGCCTGTCTCGCCGGTGATCAACACTCGGGCGTCGCACGGACCCACCAGGCGAAGAGGGCGAAGTACTTCTTCAAGGCCTTCGCGGGTGCCGACCAAAGTGCAGGTTGGTGCGCCGCGTGGGAAGTGGCCGCCGAGCTCGGTTTTCCAATACCCATCCCTCTCAACGATTTGGACTCCGCTCCGCTCCTCCCTGGCAACAGGCAGGCCCACCGGGATGCTCTTCTTGCTCCGCACAACAGCACCTCTGCCGGCAGATTATCACGGTTGTCGTATCGATACGAAGATTTCGTATCATGAGCCCAAGGTGCAAATCATCGGACAGCTACAGGCACGAATGAACACCGCCGCAACTTTCTGACAACGCACGAGCACGCTGTCGGCATCGTGCGAAGGACGCAGAGACGCAGCCCGAAATCGAGGTTGGCCATCCCCTTGCATAGATAGACGCGAGAGCAATGCGGCGCGTCTGAAGTTCAGGTTCGCAAAGGTGGTGACGCCATTGAATTTGAAACAACCCGCTGGCGGGGGTTCGGGGCACGGATCTCCTGAGCCGTGTCCCCGCCATTTCCACAGCAGCCGCGTCAGGCCAGCATTGTCTTCCCATATCGGGCCTCTCTCGGTCCGAAGCAGCATCCTCGTCTTCTTACAGCTGGCAGCCGTTGCGCGGTGCCCGTGTAGATCCACTACACTCATGCCCGCCTCCAACGCTTGTCAACCCACGTCTGGTTCAGCCACAAAGGAGAGACTATGGAAATCACCAACCCGAAGGTCCAATCCGTGGATCCTCCGGCTTTCGCCAATTGTCGCGGTTTCAGCTACATCTGCGACAATCCGGGCCCTGCCTTCGAGGAAGACGGATTGCCTGTCATCCGATCAGAAATGGAAGGTATCGATCTTTCCTTATACCGGGGTTTGGCACAGGCCATCGATAAGATCGGCAAGGAGCAACTGGCAGGCAGCCACGGTGTGTGCCTGACGCCGTCTTCGTCCTATCACGTTACGGTCCAGGACCTTGTTCACTGTGCGAACATCCACCTGATCCGTCAACCCGAGCGCGAAGTCTTCGAAGGTGTTCTTGTCCGCCTCCCCGCGGCTATCGTCGCCCCGTTACCGACGCAGTTCCCTCCAACGACGCTGCCACTCCCCGGCAGGTGGAAGATTCGATTCCGGTTGTCGGAAATCGCGGTGTTGCCTAGCCAAACCGCGCTCATCGCACGCTTAGCCCCGGTGGATGAGGAATCCGAGCGTACCATGACGCAAATTGAGCAACGGCGGCGTGAGCTAGATGAGCAGTTTGCAGCCTTTGGGAAGCCACAGAACCCCGAGTGGGTTCCGCACATCACACTTGGATATTTCGCCAACCCAGAACTGGCGCTGGAAGCTGCGGCGCATGTTGAGCGATGGTCAGAGACCGCCGCCATTTGTACCGTTGGCCGCACCATCGAGTTCGGCAGCATCTCGTTGTACGCTTTCACAACCATGGACCATTTCTGGCGATTCCCGTTGCCCGCGGTGCTTCTTCGCTCAGGTGAGATTGAGGCGGCGCGGCGGAACCCGAAAGCGCACCTCGGCAACCGTGGCGATCAGAAAGTCGCCATAACCTACAGGTACTCCGGCGCCGAAAGCCTCAGCGATGTAGTTTGGACAGCACTGGCTCAGAATGGGAAACGCCACTATGCCGTCACGGCCGGCGTAGAATTCGCACTGTTCGACGAGAGAGCCAAACAATCCCGTCACTATCACCGTCGGGCCACGGAGGTTTACACCGTACTCGAAGGCGAAATGAGCATCGAGGTCGCCGGCGTTGAATATACTCTGACCGTCGGTGAGTCCATCATCGTGAATCCATGGTCGGCCCACGAAGTCAGAAGAACTGCTCATTTCCTCGCGCAGGTCGTAACCGCAAATTGCTCCGGGCTGAATGACAAGCACATCGTGGGGTGAGTCGGAGCGAGGTCTATCCTCGTACGAAATCCGACTGCACGACAGGCCTGTGGTATTCGGGCCACCACTGACGGGCGCTGCAGTCTTCGGCATCGTGCGCTGCTGGTGGCGCCTGCACTTCTGACAGACGATGCACTCGGTTTTATCGAGCCGGGTACGCGTGTCGACTCGGCGGCCAATTCTTAGAAGGCGGTCTTTGCTGCACTAGGTTCTTGAGCAAAGGAGGACTCACATCAGACCAGCGACTTAAGAGCAAATTGATGAGGTTCGGCGCGCCGCCATATTCTCCTCCACGAGCAGGAAGATCCTGGCCTGGCCTCCGCATCTCTTTTCCGCACAAAGTGGGGTGCAGGCGAGGTGAGCACGAAGAAAGGCGGCGACCCTCCTCGGACTCCGGATGGAGAGGCCGAGGAATGGATGCGATCTCTCGCAAGCACGCTGCCTGTGCGGGGAGCTTCGGCGGCCGCAGAAATCGTCTTTCATTCAGAGGCATCCGCAGCTGATTGGGCTGAATCCACAGTTCAGAACCCGAAGCTCATCGGCCGCAGTTCTCAATCGTCCATCCCGCCGCATTGGAAAGCGGCTATCGACTACGCCCGCACGGTGATCCTCGCGATTCTTGTTGTGGCGGACGAAGAGACGGACGAGCCGGCGCGCTTCGAGTCATTCACTCAGCATTGCGTTGCCGACGTGGCGGGCACAACTTACCAGCAGAAACTACACCCCTACGACCTCGTGTCGGCAAAAGAAATGCCAGAAACCTTAGCTCACTTTCAGCGGCTCGTCTATTCGGCTGCGGCCAAGGACATTGCTCGACTGAAGCTGGAGTCCTGGAAACGCCGGAGTTGTGGTCTGCATGCAATTGGCTCGTCATCACAAAGGCCCGGCGACGGCATCATGACATCGGACATGGTGGGAAGCACGCGGTCCGTGCGACCGCGGGAAGCAACCGAGCCCACGGCGGCCGGGTTGGCGCTAGAGCGCGAGGCGAGGCTCCAGAAATTCCGACAACAACACGGAGTGAGCATTGCCGCCATTTGTCGGGCAGCCAATGTCTATAAGACGGACATGAAGCGCTGGCGGCACGGAAAGCTTAGCCAGGATTCGGTCATGGCGAAGCGAATTGAGAACGTGCTGTCGGGAATCACGCGATTACCCTCGTCGGCGCGGGAACGGGAATAGTCGTGCGACGCCCCCTTCTCACTCCCCCTTTACTCCCCCCTTACTCCCCCTCTTCACTCTCCCCTTACTCCCCCTGTTTACTCCCCCTGGGTGCCACTTTCTATCGACATTTTACTCCCCCCTCCTCCCCTTGACCTCCTTCCCGCACTGAGCCGCAAGCTCATGTGGTGACTGCAATTCAAGAACAGATTCAATGCAGCGCCGATGGGGTGCCGCGCGTTGAGCGGCGATTGGGTGAAGGTGAAGCCGCCGTCATTCTGGGTCCCAGCCTGGCGATCACGCGCAGACTTCCCCTCCCGTGCGGATTCTCTGAATACCGATCTGGGAAGAAAGGCCAACGGTTCACCACAATCGGCGCGTCGCCTCGATACCAGCAGGAACACGCGCAGAACAGGTTAGGCAACCTCTTCAGTGACGCCGGAACCGCCGCCGAGGTGGTGAAGTGACCAGCCGCCGTCCATCCACCACCAAAGATCTGCGCCTTTCCGAGCGCCGCTTGATCGCCGCAATTCGGACGCTCAGATTCGGGCGGTTCGAGTATCTCCGCATTGAGCGCGGCGAGATCGTGCTCACCCCATGGCCTACTTCCGTGCGCGAAGTGAAGTTCGGCTCCCAGGAGCCGGGCGCGTCGAAGGTCCCAGCTGCCGAGTTCGAACTCAAACCGCAGGTAGCCGAACTGTTCGAGTACGTTCGTGCCGTCGACATCGGGGAAATCCGGACGCTCGAAGTTAAGCATGGGCTGCCGTTCTCGATGGAAGTCGAAATGGCCGGGAGGCTCCGCAATGGTTGAGGCGGCGACCTTCGAGCAGGCCTATCCGATGGCAGTGCGTGCGGCGAGGGCTCGCGCCACGGCGGCGGTTGTGAGTGGCGCCATCCGGGTCGCGGACCTGGCTGATTTCGAGCAGGAGGGGCTGACAGCCTGCTGGCGTGCCCTCCCACAATTCGACCCAGCGCGGGCGTCCCTCCGGACATACATCGAGCGAGTCATCGCCAGCCGCATCGCAACTCTCGTGCGGACGGCCCGGCGATTGCCTCCGAACGTTTCTCTGAGTTCAGCAGGGCTGCAGCCGATCGAATCCGAGGCGGAGGCCGGCGAGTTCCAAGCTGATGTCGAGAGGCTCTCATCAGCGTTTGATCACTACGACCAGCAGCTGGTTCGCCTGCTTATGGAACACTCGCCGGCGGAGGCGGGCCGGATCTTGGGCCTGCCTCGATCCACCGTCCACGACCGCATTCTCCGGTTACGCCGGAAGTTTGTCGCCGCTGGCTTTAGGCCTAATCGAGGCTGGCAATGAACGCCCGCGGTATGCCCATCGATGAGGCGCACCACGACGCGGCCCAGCTCGATGCTTGGCGTAGCCGGGCTGCTCGGCGCAGCTCTCACACGCAACTACAACAACTCAATCAGGAGCAATCAATGGAAATAGTACCCGCGATCACCACCTTTCTATCCCTGGCAGCGCTGCTGTGGGCGGCGCTGATGCTCTGCCGTCACGGCCTTGCCGGCATGCTCCGAATCGTGCGTGTTCAGATGCTGGCACTCGCCGCCGGAATCGGCGTCGGCTTGGCGAAGTACCGTCGCTCGAAGACAGCCGACAGAAGCCCGCACTCCCATGACCGCGACCTGAAGTTCGAAGCTCTCAAGGCAACCTCTGACGGGCACCATACGACTGCCCCTGCCCGAGTAAACCGTCTTGGAGGTGTCCGGTGAGCGTCCCGCAGATGACCTCGACCTACAGCATGTGGTCACTCTTCCGGAACTGCCGGAAGGCGGTGGAATGGCGCTACCTCCAGCAACTGGTTCCACTCGAACGCGACAGGAACCTGCACTTCGGCTCGCTCATCCATGAATGCCTCGAGGCGTGGCATCAGCGGCGGGACCTTGTCGAGGTGCTGGCGCTCATCGACAAGCTGTGCCCCAACCGAACGCAAGATGACAACCAGCAACGGGATTGGCATCTCGCCACCGCGATGATGAAGGCCTACGCGGTCCGCTACGCGTCGGAAGAATTCGAAGTGGTGGCTCTGGAGAAGACCTTCGAGGGGCCAATCATCAATCCAGCCACCAGCGCAGCCTCACGCACTTTTGTGCTCGCCGGCAAGGTGGATGGAATCGTCCGCATCGGGAACGAATACTTCCTCCTGGAGAACAAGACCGCCGCCCAGATCGACGCCGACTATTTGGAACGACTCTGGACCGACTTCCAGATCACCATCTATGCCTACTACGTGGAGCAGACGATGGGCATCCCCATCACAGGCATCCTCTACAACATCCTCGTCAAAGCGAAGCTCCAGCAGAGCAAGGGTGAGTCGCAGGAGGAGTACGAAGTCCGCCGCGCGGAATTGCTGGCGAAGTCGAAGACGAGCAAGACTACCGCGAAGCGGAAGCTGCCGGAGACGGATGAGGAGTTCCAGGATCGCCTCGCGGGGAAGTACACCGATCCGGAGATGCTGCATCGGGAAATGCTGTACCTCTCGCGCGACCGCTCTAACATTCTGCGCAGCGAACTATGGGAACTGACCCAGGCATTCCTGGACGCTCGCCGCCGCGGCGTCTTCTACCAAAACACCAGTTTCTGCTTCAACTATCACCGGCCCTGCGCGTACTTTGCGCTCTGCCGCTCAAACGGCAACCCCAACCTCATCGAGAACTTCTATCAGCGCGTGGCGCCCAACGAAGAATTGCGCGTGCTGCCGAACGAAACGACCGAACCAGCCTTCTAAAGGAGACCGATTGAAATGGTAATACTACCCAGCGCGAAGACCGCACCCAAGCCGTACTTGGCGGACCTCACCGTGCTCGCTTACGGCCAGACAAAAATCGGGAAGAGCGATTTCTGTTCGCATGCCGAGAACGCCCTGTTCTTGGCGACCGAGCCCGGCTTGAATGCGCTCGACGTCTACCAGGTGCCGATCCAGTCCTGGGACGACCTACTCGAGGCGTGCGCGGAGATCGTCGCCGGCCAACACTCGTTCAAGACCGTGATCATCGACACCGTCGACAACGCTTACAAGTTCTGCGCCGACTACATCCTCAAGAAGTTCAAAGTCGAGCATGAGTCGGACCTCGGCTATGGCAAGGGATACGCCCTGATCAACAACGAATTCCAGCGGGTACTCACTAAGCTTGCCTTCCAGCCCTACGGCCTGTTCCTTATCTCGCACGCCAAGGAGATCGAGGTGGAGACCCGCACTGGGAAACTCACGCGCGTCGTGCCGACACTGCCGGACAAGGCCCGCAAGATCGTGCTCGGCATGGTCGACATGGTGCTGTACTGCGACCTTGAGAAGTCGACTGGCGAAGACAGCGAGCAGCGGCCGCGCCGCGTGATCCGCACCAAGCCGAGCCTCTACTACGAGGCTGGCGACCGCACGGGCCGGTTGCCGGAGACCCTCGATCTCGATTTCAAGGCATTCCTGACCGCATTCAATGCCCCATCAACAGCGGCCAAAACGGCAGCAACCAGCAGGCCGGCGACCACGACCGCGAAGTAGATCAGTCCCAAGGAGATCCGATTATGAGCAAGACCATTGATTTGTCGCAGTTTGACGAGGACTTTCGGAGTGAAACTCCGGCCGAGCAGTCCGACATGGACAGCGTTCCCGACGGCAAGTATCAGGTTGCAGTCGAAAAGGTGGAAATCACCGAAGCGCATACCACCGGAAACCCGATGCTGAAGTGGACGCTGCGTATCCTCGCACCGCGCTACGTTAACCGCCTGATGTGGCGCAATAGCGTCTTCACCGCCAACACGCTGAAGTTCGTGAAGACCGATCTGCACATTTGCGGTCTGGACCTGGACAAACTCTCCGACCTGCCCAGACATCTCAGCAAACTGCTCGACGTGAAGCTGGAGGTCACCAAGAAGACCAAGGGCGACAACGAGAACATCTACTTCAACAGCCGCATCGTCAACGACCGGACTCCGAGCAAATTCCGGCAGGAGGCCGGTGACGCTCTTGTCCCGTTCTAGCCCGCCGCTGGTCACCCTTATCGCCGACACGAGGGAGCAGGAGCCGTTTTCGTTCGATTCCCGGCTGGTGGCGGTGGAACGCCGCGCCCTGCCAGCCGGGGATTACTCGGTCGCGGGCCTGGAGGATGTGGTTGCCGTTGAACGCAAAACGCTCGACGATTTCGTCTCCACGTTGATTCACCAGCGAGCCCGCTTTCGGCGCGAACTCTCGAAACTGGCTGGCTACCGCGCTGCTTGCGTGGTCGTCGAGGCCAGCTTGCTGGAAGTGCTGCAAGGGCGCTACCGAGGCGGTGCTCATCCCAACGCTGTGCTCGGCAGCAGCCTGTCCATCACCCTCGACTTCCGCGTCCCCGTGTTCTTTTGTTCCAACCGTCAGGCGGCCTGTCAGTTTGTCCAGGCTTACCTGCTCGGCGCTCACGCAAGGTGGCAACCATGACGAAGGCCAAGTCGAGTGCCGCGGGAGTGCTTTCTTCCCTGCGCGGAATCGTGGAGACGGTTTTCTACTCGGGCCCGGCGTTCAGCGCCGGGCGCCTCCGCACGACAGAGGGCAATCTCATCAACTTCGCGGGGAAGGTATTTGCCAGGGAGAATGACGCCGTTCGGCTGGAAGGCCAGTGGACTCACCATCCGAAGTACGGTCGGCAATTCGCGGCCGACTGCATGGGTTTCGATCAGGAGATGGACCCGGATGGCCTGGCGAACTTCCTGGCGAACCACCCTGACGTCAAAGGCATCGGGCCTGTGAAGGCGCGGTTGATTGCCGATGAGTTCGGCGCGCGCTTCGACGTGGCGATCCGGAACCAGCCCGAGGCCGTAGCTGCGACCGCAAAGGTGGCGTTGGAAGCGATTCTCGACCTCCAGCGCATCTGGATCGCCAACAGCGACTTCAACGGCGCGATGACTTACTTGGCCAGCTTTGAGCTCACCCACCATCAGGTGACCACGCTGGTGGAGAAGTTCGGCAGCATGGTCGTTCCGATTCTCGAGAAAGATCCCTACGTGCTCGTCCGGGAGATCGTCGGCTTCGGCTTCAAGCGAGTCGACAAGATCGCGCGCAAGATGGGGACGCCGAAGGATCTGCCGTCACGAATTCGGGCAGGGCTCCACTTCTGTATCCTCACCGCACTCGATGACGGAGATTGCTGGGTCGAATACGAAGATCTGCTTAACCGCGCCAACACGCTGCTCGTGATGGACACGCTCGATAGCCGCGAGGTGATTGAGGGGCACCTGGAAGCCCTGATCGGCGAGGGGCGACTTGTGTCCCAGCCGTTCGAACGGCTTGTGGTTGCCGATCCCGAGATTCACCGGATGGAGACGGAACTCGCCGAAGTCATGAAGACCGCCGGTCGGCGCAGTCCGCACGCCGTCACCGATATACAGGGATTACTCGACGCCGAGGGCGGCGAATTGAATTCCGAGCAGAGGGATGCGGTGAAGAACGCCATGTCGTGCTCCATCTCCCTGATGACGGGCGGCGCTGGCAGCGGGAAGACTTATGCCGTTTCGACCATTGCCAGTATTGCCGAACGACTGGAAGTGAAGCTCGTTCTGGCCGCGCCGACCGGCAAAGCAGCCAAACGCATTGAAGAGGTAGTTGGGCACGAGGCAAGCACTATTCATCGGCTGCTGGGTTTCAATGGCCACACCTATGCGCGGGACGCTCTGAATCCGATTGAAGCCGACATCCTCGTGGTGGATGAAGTTTCGATGACGGACGTTCCACTCGCCTGGCGGCTGTTCCAGGCTGTGGATCGCGCACGCACTGCCGTGGTTCTTGTCGGGGATCACAACCAGTTGCCGCCGGTGGGTCCGGGGAACCTGCTGCGAGACCTTGTGCGGTCCCGTGCGATTCCCACCACGGTACTGACAAGGATCATTCGCCAGGCCGGAGTCCTGAAGGAGAATTCCACCGCCATCCTCAACGGCGAAGTGCGGCCTACGTCGGATTCGTTCGTGGGCCCGCGTCGGCCCTGGTACGTCATCGATAAGTTCTCCGACCGCGAGGATGTTCGTCGAATGCTGCTGCTTCTCTTCGACGAAGTTCTTCATGAACGGCTCGGCTACGACCTGATTCGCGACGTCCAGGTGCTCACGCCGACGCACAAAGGCCCACTCGGCACAGTGGAATTGAACATCGAACTGCAGCGCCTCCTGCAAAAGAAGTTGTTCGGCGTCAATGTGCTGACCGTCGAAGCCGGCCACCGCGCAAGGCCGTATCCGGGCGACAAGGTGATCCAGACCAAGAACGACTATGAGTTGGGCGTGATGAACGGAGCCATGGGTGTCGTCCTGGCGGCGAAGTCGGACGGCAGCCTCGAGATCGACTTCGATGGCCGGCCTGTGGAGATCAAGAGCGGCAGCGATGCTCTCGGCAATATTCAGCTGGCCTATGCGACCTCAATTCACAAGGTGCAGGGATCGGAATTCCCTTGTGCGCTCGTGATCGCCCATAAGTCGCACTCGTTCATGCACCACCGCAATCTTCTATACACGGCGGTCACGCGCGCCAAGGACTCGGTAATCATCCTCGGCGACCGCTGGGGCATTGACAACTGCGCCGCCAAGCGCCAGGTCGACCGTCGAAACACCTTTCTCTCCTTCCTGCTCCATCCGGAGGATCGCGTGTGACCCCACATCCGATTGACGTCCATGTGTATTACAGGAAGATCACCGATGTGGATATCGGTGATCTGGCCCGTGAACTCCTCGCCGGTCGCATCACACAAGAGTCGCGGCAAACCCTGTTCTGCGATTGCCCGAATCACCGGAGCCAGTCGCACCGCTCACTCCACGTCTGGCTCGACAAGCAGGGTTGGTTCTGCCATGCCTGCGGTGTCGGCGGCGATGTCCTGCAACTCGTCGAGTTTGTCCGCCATGGCGTTGTGACCCGTGGGCAATCCGGTTCCATGCCGGAATCGCATCGCCAGGCACGCGACTTCTTGGCCACGCGCGTGGGGGCGCCGCCGCTGTCGCAGCTTGGCCGTTCCGTGCAGGAGATCGCCGAGGCGGAAGAGCAGCACCGCCGCTCGGTCAGAGTTAGAGATGCGCTGACCGCGCTGGCGGACGTATATCACCAGCGGTTGGCAGGCAACGCCGAAGTTCTCACCTGGTTCAAAGCGAAGTACGGAATTGGTGAAGAAACGACCAGGCGATTGAAGATTGGCTGGGCCGACAACGACGGGCCCAGCGTTATCCGTACATTGTCCGATGGGCCAGGGGCCTTCACGCTACGCGAGCTGGCGGCCACCTCGGCGTTCCGACCGACAGCGCAGGACGGGCTCGTTCCATGCTTTGACCGCCGCCTCGTCTTTCCGTATTGGAGCCGCGGCCACGTCGTGTTCATGATCGGGCGGCACACGCCGTGGACCCCTGATCACGATTGGGAGAAGCCGAAGTACAAGAAGCTGGCCCTCCGCAACGATCGCAACAATGCCCACGTCGCATCGAGCATCCGAAACGATGTCCTCTACAACGAAGACGTGCTGCTCACCCATCCCGAGCGCGTGATCATCACAGAGGGCGTCACCGATTGCATTTCCCTGATGGAACACGGATTCCCGGTCGTGTCGCCGGTCACCATCCAGATCCGTGAGGCCGACTGGGAGCGTCTGCTGCCGAAGCTGACAGGCGTGAAGACCGTCTTCATCTGCCAGGACAACGAGATTTCAGAGGCTGGGACGCAAGGTGCGCTGAAGACGGCGCGCATTTTGGGCGCCCACGGCATCCTTACGCGAGTCGCGGTGCTCCCACTCGGAGAAAAGCAGCAAGTCGCGCGGCGCAAACTCCGCGAGTGTTTCGGCGGCGATATCGCTTCCCCTGCCAAGAACCTGCCGCAGGAAGCCGAAGGCCTGCTTGCCGACTCCAAGATCGACGTCAACGAGTATTTCGCTTCTGGGAAGACGGCGACCGACTTCGAAGCCATCCTCGCCGCTGCAATGACACCGCTGGAATTGGCCATTTCGAAGCTCAGTACTGACGTTCCGGATGCCGACCTCAGCCGACTCATCGCTCCGATCCTGTCGGAGGCCGGTCGATTCGATCCCATCGAGCAGGACCGATACCTCCGCCTGATTCAGGCGCGCTGCGGCAAGATCCGGCTTCCCGTCACCACGCTTCGCAAGCAGATGAAGGTTGTGGAAATTGCCCGTCCGCGACGCGCTGCCCGAGGCGGCGTGTTTGGAGGAGGGCGTCCGAGTGCGCTGGCCGCGACGGCACCGGAGGTCGATCCAGAAACACAACCCCTGCCCGCCATCCAGGTCAACAACCGGCAGCTACGTGACGTGATCGCCGATTCCTGGATGGCCATTCACGCTATGAACGAGCTGGCAGGTGCAGACGTCCCCGACAGGCCACTCCTGTTTCAGAAGGGAGGCGCGCTTGTGCGCATCGCCGGCACTGGCGCCCAGGCGAGGATTGATGTGCTCGGCGAAACGGCAATCTACGGCATGCTGGCTCGCAGCGCCAATTGGCTCAAGCTGACAGAGCACGCGGTGTTCGCTGTCCCGCCATCGAAGGACACTGCCCGCGACATGCTGGTGAATCCAGATCCGACGCTCCCGCCACTGGAATCGGTGATTCGTACCCCGACATTCGGGCGCGACTTCTCACTGATCACCTCCGCCGGCTACCACCGCGCTGACGCTCTCTGGATGTTCTCCGACGATTCATTGGAAATCCCGGAGGTCCCAGCGAATCCCACACGGGAGCAAATCGCGTACGCCAGAGGGCGCCTGGTGGACGAACTGCTTGTGGATTTCCCTTTTGTGAAGGATTCGGACCGCGCGCACGCTGTCGCCTCAATCCTTCTTCCTTTTCTGCAGCGCGTCGTTGGCGGGCTTGCTCCAATCCACCTGATCGAAGCGCCCACGCAAGGCTCCGGGAAAGGACTGCTCGCCAGCTTGATCAGCGTGGTTTCCACTGGTGCGACGTCCCCAGGGCGGACTCTGCCGGAAGGCGAAGACGAAGTCAGAAAGATGATCACCGCGGAACTGATGACAGGCCGGCAGATCATCTTCATCGACAACCTCAGCGAAAAGCGAAAACTGGATTCAGCTGCACTGGCTTCGGTCGTGACCCAGGAGTGGTGGACGGATCGGCTACTGGGCGAATCCACGATGCTCCGCCTCCGCAACAATGCCCTCTGGCTGATGACCGGCAACAACCCGCGACTGTCCGGTGAGATGAGCCGGCGGTGTATTCGGCTGCGTATAGACCCGAGGATCGACATGCCCTGGCTGAGGGAGGGATTCAAGCACCCGCTGATCGCCGACTGGGCCAAAGAGAATCGTTCGTCACTGGTCCACGCGGCACTCACGCTGGCGCAAGCGTGGATCGCTGCCGGGAAACCACTGCATGCGACGCGATTGGGGTCGTTCGAAAGTTGGTCCGGGACAATGGGCGGCGTCTTGGATGTGGCCGGGATTCCCGGCTTCCTTGGCAACCTGAATGAGCTCTACCAAGCGGCCGACACCGACGGCCAGATGTGGCGCGAGTTCACCAGTGCCTGGTGGGCGGCATCCCGCGACGCGCCGATGAGAGTCAGCGAACTGAATCGATTTTGTGAGGAGCGCGACTTGATGGCAAACCTGCGCGGTGACGGGTCGGAACGCTCGCAACAGTCACGTTTGGGTAGAGCGCTGACAGCGAAAAGGGATCGAGTATTCAACGGGCTCACGGTCAAGCAAATTGGCCCGACCAATCACAGGACTGGGGTGCTGTATGGTCTTGCATCAGCCGACGGCGGCAGCGCTTCGGGCAGCACGGCCGCCGGCAGCGCGGTTGCAGACTCCCGCAGTACCGACCTCCTGGACTTTCGCGGTGGAGACTTCGGTGGAGACTTGGGAGACTATGACCCCACATAGTCTCCACCATGTTATGCATATAAAATCAATTACTTACGAGGACGGTGGAGACTTGGGAGACTTGGGAGACTATTCCAAGAGGCCTCGCACGAAAAGAAACGCATGTATCGGTGTGTATAGACATAGATACACGCGTTTTCACGATGTGAGAGAAGGCCGGGAATCGGCGTTGAAGTCTCCCAAGTCTCCACCGTGGTTGCAAGTAATACAAAATGAGTCACTTAACGGTGGAGACTATGGGTGGCGGAAGTCTCCACCAAGTATCCCCGATGTCTCCCCAAGTTTCCCAACGGTGCCCGGAGTGACCGCTACTGCGAAAAAGACCGTCGCGTCCAGCCATCGCGCCGCCCACTCCCGGCGACCGGGCGCCGCGAACCCGAGAGGTTGATCAGCCCAATGTCCCATCCAGATCGGAGACCCGTGATGAGTGTGGAGTTGCAGGAAGAGCGAAAAGAATCGACGGCACCCGCTGCCGACACAAACACTCCGACGAGCCTCTTCGTGTCCACCTCCCTCAAAACGTGGACCACTCGGCGCCCAGAGCAGTTCGCCCGCGACATCCAGCTCAACGACACGGTGTACCGGCGGCTCGATCCCGAGTATTACGCCTGGCTTCGATCCCGGATGGCGGTAGTCCAGAAGGCCGCAGGTTGTGGCCAACTCGATGCCACCGCGTTTGAAGTCCTGCGGGTTCGGTTCAATGCCATACATGTTTGGGCAATCGAGAGGTATGGCGAGGAGGAACTGCTCCCCGCGGTGCGGACGCTGCGGCCGGGAGAATATCGGCCGCCAATGCCGGAGGACGAGGGACGACGCTGGATCAGCTGGGATGAGTGGTGCGGCCGCCAAGCGGGCCTGGACCGAAGAAGACCGCGAAGCGTATCGCCGGCAGTGTGAGGCGGAACGGCTGGAGAAGTTGCGGCAGGCGAGGCGGAAGGAAGAGAAATTGAACGAAAGGAGGTCGAAGGAATGGGGACGAACTGGACGGCGAATGAACGGATGATCGGCGCAGGCGCAGACGGCGTTGGCTGCGGTGAATCGTCGTCGGCGCGATGCGATGGGATGCGGGAAGCGGGCACAACGGAGACCACCGCAAGAGCGGTGGCAAGCATGGAACTCGTCAGTCCCCATGGTGAGAAAGCTGCGCCGCACTGCTGGCAACCTCCCTGTTCATTTTGCTCCTCCAGCGTGAAGGCCGTCCTCCTCCAGGTAATCAGTCACAGGTAATCAGTCAGATCTGCGGCTCGCGCCTGACACCGGCGAGTGGATGCCAACAGCCGCACGCGACAACATGAAGCGACCGCTAGTCGCGATGGATGCGATAACGAGGCGTCCGCGTCCCAACTCCTTCGATATGGAGCGGTAAAAGAGAGTAGACTTCTTTCTAATGGACCCGCTGCCCCTGTGTTTCGTAGCATATCCGTCGGCTCCAGCCGCACGGGCGGAGACTATTGAGCAAGCCATCGCCACTATTTCTGGTAGCGGCGTGGTTCAAATCAAGGGATGGAAGAGTCTCTTTCCTTGCGGGCGTCCGATCATCAATCGAATTTTTGAAGAAATTCGGGAGTGCGACTGTTTTCTCGCGGACTTCACGGGCTTGAATCCAAACGTCCTATTTGAGCTGGGCTATGCGGTGGCGCACCGGAAGAGAGTCTGGATATTGCTAGACTCGGCCATCGAGAAGGCGAAATTGGAATTCGACCGGTTTCAGCTCTTCACGACAGTGGGCTACCAGGGTTCGAGCAACAGCGAGAAGATCGTTGAAGGGTTCTTCGCGGATCAGCCATACGCTGACCAGACTTGCTTGTTTGATGATCTTCTGGATCGGGCGATGAAGCCTATGCGGCCGACGCTCGTTTACCTTAAGGCGCAGACAGCGACAGAGGCCTCAAACCGATTGACGCGAAGAGTCATGGGAGGGGCGATCGCGTCAATCATCGATGATCCCTCTGAAGGGGCGAATCAGCCGCTAAGTTGGTACGTGAACCGCATAGCTTCCGCATCCGCCGTAGTGTGCCATTTGCTTTCATCCGCTCACATCAACTGGCAGTTGGGTAATGCCAAGCAAGCATTTGTGGCCGGAATGGCCCATGGGTTGGGCACTCCTCTGCTGATGCTTGCGCAGTCGCCATACTCGTCGCCTCTGGACTACCGGGATTTGCTGCGTACTCACGAAACGGCCGTGCAAGCCGAGAGCCTTTTCGACGAGTGGTTCGCGCCACTCGTGGAGTCGGTTCGCAAACAGGAATCCAATGTTGAGCACTACAAGAACCAAGCACTCGCGCGAACCACGTTGGAGCAGATAAATCTGGGCGAATGGATCGCTGAGAACGAATGCGAGGATCTGGCCGAGTACTTTATTCCCACGGCTTCCTACAACGAGGCTCTTCGTGCAAACCATTCGATTTTCGTGGGCAGGAAGGGAACCGGGAAAAGTGCGACCTTCTATAAGCTGCAGAATGAGCTGGCCAGGGATCCACGAAACCACGTTTGCATCATAAAGCCCGTTGCGTACGAGCTCGAAGGGGTGCTGGAGCTCTTAAGCCAGACCTTGACGATTGCTGACAGCGGGTATCTTGTTGAAAGCCTATGGAAATTCCTCATCAATACTGAACTTGCGAAGAGCCTCTACACTCAAATCAACTCCAGACCGGTGTCCTGGGGTCGAAACGTGAATGAAAGGGAATTAATTGAGTTTGTCGATCAGAACACATCCTGGATAATGCCGGAGTTCTCGATCCGCCTCGAGTCTGCGGTGACTAAACTGATGGCATTGCCGGCTACCGGCACGGTGGAGATCCGAAGGAAGAACATAAGCGAGAAGCTACATGGTGACATGTTGCCGCGCCTGAAGGTGGTGACGGGCAACTTGATTTCGGGAAAGAACCGCATTGTCATTCTCGTTGACAACCTGGACAAAGCTTGGGATCAAAGCCAAGATCTATCACGCGTCAGTGATCTGCTTTTCGGACTGCTCAATGTGAGCGGCAGGATCGCAACCGATTTCCAGCGGGATGCAACCTTCCGAGATAAAGTCGCGTTCTCATTGATTCTCTTTCTCCGAAGTGATATCTATGCGGCAATCATCAGGTTCGCCCACGAACGGGACAAGGTGCCTGTTCGCCGAATGTCTTGGGATGATCCGTCGCTGCTCTTGAGAGTGCTGGAGGAACGATTCATGAAGTCTGGCCTAAACCTCCAGACGCCAGATGAAATCTGGCAACAATTCTTCAGCGCGACGGTGAGGAATCGGACAGCACGACAATACCTTACTGAAACGGTCCTGCCCCGGCCACGTGATTTACTATATCTCGTCAAGACTGCTTTGCGATTCGCCATTAATCGTGCTCATAGCCGTATCGAGGAAGAGGACCTACTAAGTGCGGAGCTAGAATACTCACACTTCGCTCTGAATTCCCTTATGGCGGAGAATGCCGGGCAAATTCAAAAGCTAGAAAAACTCCTCACGCAATTTGCCCTGTCCAGCGAAATTATAACCGAATTAGATCTTCTCGCCTGCATCGAGCGCGCAGACGTGAAGGAGCGGCCAAGCGATGTGGTCGAATTTTTATGTGAGCTTGCCTTCCTGGGGATGGAGGTGGAGCACAATCGCTTCGAGTACCTCTACGATGAGGAGAACACGGCCAAGTTGAGCGCAATGGCGAGTCGCGGGGCAGAACAGAACCCCCATGGGCTACGACGGTATCAGATTAACCGGGCCTACCACGGATATCTTGAAGTTAGGCCGGGCAGTGGTACTGATCCCCATCAGGAATCGATTGCACTCTGAGGCGCTCTAGTTTCCCTCCCGCACGGTCGGGTGTCGGCTCCAGCGCGAAATAATTCCGCACTCTTGCCGGACAGTTCACGCCCAGCGAGCGTATATAGCTATTGAAACGGTTCGGTTCGACAGGCGAGCGCAAAGCGCACCCTCCGGAAGCTCCCCACCCCAACAATCTGTGAGAGTCGAGACTCTCTTGAAACTCCTTCTCGCATCCTTCCGGGGATGCCCGTGTGTTCTCATGCCGAAACTGATTCCCCTCTACAACTCTCATGGCGAACTCCAAGACAAGGTCACGGAGCAGCGTCTGACTCGGCTGCACGAACTCGGCTTGATCGCCCGGATCGTGCGCCACCACAAGGGGCACATCAATCGCGCCGTACTGTTTCGCAGGGAGAACGAGGGGGGCGGTGCCAATCTCAGGGATTGCCCAGGGACACAGTACAGCTTCCGGGAGCATCTGGCGGGCGGAAATGTCGCCTGGACATTGAAGAAGCTCGGGCACGGTGATGAACTCCGGTCTGTTTTCCTCCAAGTCGTGACTGACTGCCTGGTGGAGTCGTGAAGCCCGCAACCAAGGGAAGGGCGGCAGACACATTGCCATCGAACGTGGCCTCAAGCCGACCGGCAGCGGTTGGCCGTTTCGTCGTGAGCTACGGGAGTTGGTGTCGTCGTGGGACGGTCTGCGACGACGCCCAGCGCCGCCGATGGGTGCTCTCGGCCACCCGGGCGGCAAAGGGGGCGATAGCGACAAACGTGCACCGCCGAATCGAATCTTGGGTCCTCCCCGGCGACTTTCAGTCCGGGGTGGCCCCATTTCACATTTAGCCTAGTCAGTCCGACTATTTCAGGTGCGCAGGGCTGGTGCGCGGTCTGGTACGCACACTCCTGATCGGATGAATCTCCCCACTCATATCGAACTCCGGCCGGTGGTGAGTCTCCTACCCTTCGCCTGGAACAGCCGCACCCACTCCGAAGCTCAAGTCGCCCTGGTGGCAGCCAGCATCACGGAGTTCGGGTGGACTTCACCAATCCTGGTGGACGGAGACGGCGGCGTGATTGCCGGCCACGCTCGGCTGCGGGCTGCTCAGAAGCTCGGCATGTCGGATGTTCCGGTAATCGTCCTGGCGCACTTAACTCCGCTGCAACGGCGTGCGCTGATCATCGCCGACAACAAACTCACGGAGTTGGGCGGCTGGGATGCCGAGGCGCTGAGCCTCGAATTGAAAGACTTGCAGGTCGCCGAATTCGATCTTGAGTTGCTGGGCTTCAGCGACCAGGAGCTTGAGGCGCTTACCGGTGAGACGAGTGAGGCTCAGGCTGCCGAAATCCCGAGCGACGACGCGCCGTCCGAGGTTCCGGCTGAGCCCGTCACGCGCCCCGGTGACATTTGGATGGTTGGGCGGCACAGGCTCATCTGCGGCGATTGCCGCGACGTGAGGACTGTCCGCGAACTGTTGGCCGGCGCGATGGTGAACGTGGCGATTACCTCCCCTCCGTACGCCACGCAACGCGAGTACGATCCCACGAGCGGCTTCCGGCCGGTGGCGCCTGAAGCTTACGTGGACTGGTATCGCAGTGTGGCGGCAGGGATTGAGTCGGTGCTGGCGCCGGATGGTTCCTACTTCCTGAACATCAAGGCGCACGCCGAAGAGGGCGAGCGCAGTCTGTACGTAATGGATCTCGTGATGGCCCACAAGCGGCAGTGGAATTGGCGGTTTGTTGACGAATTCTGCTGGCGCAAGACTGACAACGGCGTGCCAGGTGGATGGGGCAACAGGTTCAAGAACGCGTTCGAGCCGGTCTTTCATTTCTGCAAACAGCAGCAGATCAAGTTCCGGCCACAGGCCGTCGGACACAAGTCCGAGGACTGCTTTGAATATTCGCCGAGCAATCCAAAGTCGACGTCCGGCAGCGGGCTCCTCGGCACCGGCGCCCGTGGGTCCGCTGCGGCACAGCCAGGAGCCAGTGACGAGGATGGCCGCTTCAGTGGCATCGCTCGGCCCAGCAATGTAGTCGAGGTGAAGTCGGAGAGCAGCCAGGGATCGCACTCGGCTCCCTTCCCACGCGCGTTGGTGGAGTTCTTCGTGAAGGCGTTTTCCGATCCCGGCGATGTTGTCTTCGATCCATTCACGGGTTCGGGAACGACGCTGGCGGCGGCCCAGGTTCTGGGTAGGACGGGTTTCGGCTGCGAGATCTCGCCTGGGTATTGCGACACAATCCTCCGTCGTCTGGCCAGCCTCACCGGAGAAGAACCGGTTCTTGCCAAGACGGGCGAGCAGATGGCCGAGGTTGCCGCCAAGCGCGGCGTGCAGGTAGAGCACGTCGCCGTTCCAACAGATTCTCGATTCTCGCCGCATCCAGCTTTGTGATCCGGCGCCCATCCACAGGAGCCATCAGGCTTCCAACTCAGCTTCAGTTGCACTTCATTCGATCGACAAGGAGAAACACGTATGCCCGAAGTAGCCACGCCGAACCAGGCCGAACGCGAGTTCGAGACCGGGACGGACGAGTCCTTCAAAACCACCAATGCCACCGGCGGCGCCGCCCACAACGAAAACCAGCGGGTGACGTACGCCAACATCAAGCGGACCTACGACGTCTACCAGGATCTGGACATCCAGGCCGCACGTCAGGCTCTGACCGAGCAGACGCGGCTGAACCAGATCGCGTCGCAGGCTCTGCAGAATGCGGTTGAGACCGCCAACATGGTCGGCAAACAGTCGATCCGGCACGCCGATATCGCGGCCGACGCACTGTGGACCGACGAACTGAATCCTGTGATGCGCGCCTCCAGCGCCAACATCGCCGCCGGCGCGGTCACCGCCAACCGGGCGACCGACGTGAGTGCGGCCGGCGTGGGCGTGGATGCGCAGGCCATCGCTGCCGCCGTCGCCAAGCAGGTGGATGCCACGGTGACCCCGGTGCTGGCCACGCTGCAGCAGATCGTCCAGGCCCTGGCCACCGCCACCACGGCGATTGGCAACGTCGTCAACCAGGCGCAGCCGAAGACGACCGCGTAGTTTCCTCCTCCCAAACTGGGGCGGTTGCCTGCGAGCCGCCCCGATCTTTTTGATGGAGACACAATCGATGAATAACCTGATGATTATCCTCCGAGTTTTTCCCTTGGTTCTTGCGGCGGTGAAGGCTGTCGAAGAAGCTATCCCGCTGCCTGGCCAAGGCAAAAAGAAACTCGATCTCGTGCTCGACGTCCTGAAGTCCGCTTTCGAGGCGAGCACGGAACTCACCGCCAGCTTCTCCTTTGAGAAGCTGCTCACCATCGTGGTGCCGATGATCGAGAAGATCGTGGCACTGCACAACGCTCTGGGGCTGTTCCAGAAGTCGACTCCGGCCACGAGCAAACCATGACGAACCTGCAGGTGGTAACGTGGCCTGTCGACAAGCTGATTCCATTTGTCCGGAACGCTCGCACCCATAGTGACGAACAGGTCGCCCAGATCGCGGCATCAATTGCCGAATTCGGGTGGACAAATCCGATCCTCGCCGGCGCCGACGGAATCATCATCGCTGGCCACGCCCGCCTGCTTGCCGCCCGCAAACTAGGCTTGTCCGAGGTCCCTGTCATTGTTCTGGATCACCTGAGCGCAACGCAGCGCTGTGCATTGGTGATCGCTGACAATCGGCTTGCCCTCAACGCAGGTTGGGACGAGGCAATGCTGCGGGTCGAACTCCAGAGTCTCAGCTCGGACGGATTCAACCTCGACCTGGTTGGGTTCACCGACCAGGAACTGGAAATGCTGCTGGTGGAGCCGGATGCGGCCAATGTTGGATTGACGCCTGAAAATGCGGTCCCGGAAGTGCCGGAGACGGCCGTCACCGTGCCCGGCGATGTCTGGGTGCTTGGTGAACACCGGCTCCTGTGCGGAGACTCGACGCAGCTCGCCGACATCGAAAAGGTCATGGCGGGCGGCCTGGCAGACATGGTCTTCACCGATCCACCGTTCAACGTCAACTACGGTGCTACGACGAAGGCCAAGGCTGGTGGCAAGAAGCATCGCAAAATCGCCAATGACAATCTTGGCGCGGAATTCGAGCAGTTCCTTCTCGATGCATGTTCCGGCATATTGGCTGTCACCAAGGGCGCCATCTATATCTGCATGTCGTCTTCAGAGCTGCACACGCTCGAGAAGGCTTTCCGAGAAGCAGGCGGTCACTGGTCGACGTTTGTCATCTGGGCGAAGAACACCTTCACGCTGGGGCGCTCTGACTATCAGAGGCAGTATGAGCCGATCCTCTACGGCTGGAAAGAGGGGACGGATCACTTCTGGTGCGGAGCCCGTGATCAGGGTGATGTGTGGTTCATCAAGAAGCCGCACGTTAACGATATCCATCCGACGATGAAGCCAGTGGAGTTGGTGGAACGTGCGATCTGCAACAGCAGCAAGACACGTGACACGGTTCTGGATCCATTCGGCGGGTCGGGCACTACGATGATCGCCTGCGAAAAGACCGGGCGGCAGGCACGATTGATTGAGCTCGATCCGAAATACGTGGACACGATCTGCCGTCGCTTCCTGGATTTCAGCGGTAAGGTCCCAACGCTTGAATCCGACGGCAGGGCATTCGATGAGGTGGCGGCGGAGCGCCTGCAGGTAGCTGCATGAATCGAACGTTGCCGCCGGGAGATTGCGGCAGTGGAAAACGAACTGCGAAGTGGCCACCCGGACATCCAGGGGCTGTGCCTGGCGTTGTCAGACTGGTCGGCCGAACTCCAAATTCTAGAGGCGCTACCATGGAAATCCAACTTCTTCAACTTTCGATCCCCGTCGTCGGATTGATCTCCGGCCTGATTGCAACTTACGTCAGTTTGCAGAACCGCGCGTTGCTGGCTGAGGTGAGGCGGGAATTGGCGGAAATGGAGAATCGGGTAATTTTGAAAATCAATGGCACGTACATACGTCGGGGCGAATGTGAACTCCGGGAGGCCTTGTTCCACGAAAAGCTCACGGCGATTTCCGACGAAGTGAAAAGCAGAAACGCCGCCGGGTTGTGATTCCGGCGGCGGCAGTGGAGCGGGGGTTGGCTACTGAGTGATACGGAAGGCGCGAGCCCCTTCGGGTGTCTTGAACGACTCGACGGAGAGTCCCATCCTCTTGCCGAGTCCGCCTGAGATGAAGCCTCGGACGCTGTGTTTCTCCCAGCCCGTCGCTGCGACAATCTCGGAGAGTGTCGCGCCGTCGGCCCGCTTCAGCATCTCGATCATCATCGCTTTCTTGCTGCCCTCGCGCGCCTGGGGCGTCGCCCGAGTGGGTTTGGCCTCAGTAGGCGGACTGACCTGCTCGGGCGCGGCAGGGGCCACGTGTTGCGCAGGGCAGGGCGTCAGGGCTTGGACCGCCTTCCAGATCCGGGCGACTGCCGTCTTGCGGTCGGTGAATTTCTTGACCGGCTTGAGCTGGTCGAAGGGGACCACGCCGGCGAAGCCGTTCCAGACTTCGGCGAAGCGGCCGATGGGCCAAGTGGAGGAGAGGCTCGAAAGCTCTTCCTCGCTGGCGAAGGCGCCTTCGGTCGAGCCGATGCGGTGGTTCAGCGCGTCTTCGAGTTCGGCGAACGCCGTGATGTTGTTTTCGTTGTCGATCGTGAATGTAGTCATGCTGGGTCTCCTTGTTGTTGGTTCAAAATGCGATGTCGTTGACGATCCGGCGTGCCTCGGCACCCGTGATTCCCTTCGCAGGTACCTCGGAGCGGAGGCGGGCGGCAGTCCGGATGCGAATCTCGCGTCCCGTGGCCTGGTTGGTTCCGTACCAGCCGCCGTTGGGCGACTCCCGGGTGATTCTCACTTCGGTCATGTTTCCGCCGACTCTGACGTAGTAAATCGCGCCGATGCGCACGTTTCGCTTTTGCATGGTTAGTACTCCAGTCCTTTGGCGTCCACCGCGCTGCGGTCACCGAGGCTGGCAAGGACGTAGGCCAACTCCTCGGTGATGTGGCCGAGGTCGCCGGAGAAGCCCCAGTCGCCGGGCTCTCGTGCCTGGTCCTTTTGGTGTTGCGCCAGTCGGCTCGCGATGCGCTCCAGCAGGTCCTGGCACTCGGCGTGGCGTTCGGCGTAGCAGGCGGCGGCGGTCTGTCTGGTGGTCTTTGTGGTGCGTTCCATCGCACCCATACATCACTCCGGGTCGAAGAACGATCAAGAGAAATCTGCTCATCCGGCGAACTATTGGTGGACAAACAAATGAGCGCCGAAAGAAGGGCGAAGTCAGTGGGCAAGGCGGGCGCGAGCACTTCACGAGGCACTGCATGATGGGCGTCTCCATTCGCGCCTATGCCCGCATGCGCGGCTGCACGGAGGGTGCCGTCAGGAAGGCCATCGCGTCCAAGCGGATTACTCCGAACAAGGACGGTACGATCGATGCCGAGCGCGCCAACCAGCAATGGGCACAGAACACGTTTGTCGGCAAGACGCTACATGAAGCCACCCGGCCAGCGATGGTTCGGCCGCGAGCCGCAACGCCCGCTGCAGCCATGCCGCAGTCGCCCGAGGTCACAAACGACCCTGTTGCCGCCTATCTGCGGGCCCGGGCGGTCAGCGAAACCTTCAAGGCCAAGATCGCGCAGATGGAGTACGAGGAGCGCGCTGGCAAGTTGATGCAGGCGATCAAAGCCGGCGAGTACGCGATGCAATTCTCGGCGATCGTTGGTGACGCTCTGTCGGCATGGCCGGACAGGCTGACACCACTGCTGGCCGCCTCGACGGATGAGCGCGCAGTGCACAAGATCCTCTCCAGTGAAGTGGCGGCGTTGCGACGCCGGGTCGCCAAGGCGATTGCGGACGCAGGTTTCTGATGGCTACTCCCTTCTCAATGCACGCAGTCGGATCAGAGGCGATGCTGCCGCCGCGCGAGATTACTGTCTCTGAGTGGGCAGATGAAAACGTCGTTCTCTCTGGCGCGTCCGCGGCCGAGCGCGGGCAATGGCATACACGGCCGTATCAGCGCGAGCCGATGGATGTTCTGAGCCCATCGCACCCCTGCAAACAGGTCGTTCTGATGTCAAGTGCCCAAATGTTAAAGACCTCGGTGTTGGTCAACTTCCTTGGGTTTGTCGCCGACGTTGACCCGGGCCCGGTGCTGGTGGTCGAGCCGCGGTCAGAAGACGCCAAGGCGCTGTCGAAAGACCGGGTGGCGCCGATGTTCCGGAACACGCCCTGTCTGCGTGGGAAGATCGCGGCCGTCAAGTCGCGCGATGCCAACAACACGACGCTGCACAAGGTCTTCACCAACGGCTCTGGCCACATCACCTTCACCGGAGCCATTTCGCCATCTGGCCTGGCCATGCGGCCGATCCGCTATCTGCTGCTCGACGAAGTGGACCGCTATCCGGCCAGCGCTGGATCGGAAGGCGATCCGGTGTCCCTGGCTGTTCGTCGTACCAGCGAGTTCGAGCACAACAAGAAGATCGTCATGTGCTCGACGCCGACCATCGACGGCCAAAGCAGAATCCAACTGGCGTGGAATGAGAGCGACCAGCGTGAGTACTTCGTTCCATGCCCGATGTGCAACCACTTCCAAGTACTTGTGCTCGGAGATGGCACGGGCGGCGGGCTGGTATGGCCGGAGGGCGATCCGGAAAGGGCCGCTTACCGGTGTGAGCACTGCCAGGAACTCATCCCGCACCATCACAAGGGATGGATGGTTGAGCATGGCGTCTACCGCGCACAGAATCCGGATTCGCCGATTCCAGGATTCCGCGTGTCGCAGATGATTTCGCCGAAGCGCGCTTGGGGAACCATTGCCACTGAGTTTGTGGCGTCCAAGAAGTCCCCCGAGACCTTGAAGGCGTTCATGAATACAGTGCTTGCCGAACTCTGGGCCGAGCGCGGGATTGCACCCGATTGGGAGAAGATCTACCTGCGACGCGAGCAGTACCCTCTCGGCATTGTGCCGGTCGGTGGCTTGTTCCTTGTAGCAGGCGTCGATGTTCAGGATGACCGGCTTGAAGTGGAAGTGAAGGCGTACGGGCGCGGCAAAGAATCCTGGTCGGTGGACTATCAGGTCATCCGCCTACCGGACGCCTCTGGGCAGGCTCTCAAGACGTCCAGTCCCGAGGTCTGGCAGGAACTGGATGCGCTGCTGGCGCGGGACTGGCGAAGCGCCTCCGGCGGCACGCTGCCGATCATGGCGATGGCGGTTGATTCCGGCTTCCGGCCACAGATGGTCTACGAGTTTGCCTCGCGCCATCCGCAACCGGCGCACGGGCCAGCTGGTGACCAGATCGTTGCACCTCGGACGGTGATCCCAACGAAGGGTACCGACCACGCCTTCAAGTTGATCGCCTCCGTGTCCGGTACTGACGCCGCGCGACGGCGTCAGGGAATCCGCATCTGGAGCATTGGGACGCACTGGGCCAAGCAGGAGTTCTACGACTGGCTGCGGCTGGAGTTGCCGACCGATCCCGATGAGGCCTTCCCGGCTGGCTATCAGCACTATGCCTATGGCGATCCGGACTTCTACAAGGGCCTCTGCTCGGAATCGCGGGTGGTCCGCGCCCAGAGCGGAAAGATCGAGTGGGTGAAGGACCCGACCGTAAGGAACGAACCGCTCGACCTGGCCGTGCTCTGCCGGGCAGCCGCCTCCGTCTGCGGGATCGATCGGTTCACGGAAGCTGAGTGGGCGGAACTGGAGGGGAACACTCTGACTGAGGTTCCTCGCGAGGACCGGACGGACGAGTACTGGGGCGAGTGCGACAACGCCTGGCTGTGCGGAAAAGGGTGGTTCAAGTGATCACTGCTGCCGAGATGCAATCCATGCTTGACGCATTGAAGCGCGCCAAGTATGCCGGCGTGCGACGTGTGCAATTCACCGATCGCGCTGTCGAGTACCAAAGCATGGACGAAATCCGGAAGGCCATCGTGGATCTTGAGTCGGAAATTGCCGCGCAAGGTACTGCTGCTCCTTCTGCGTTCAGCCTGGCGACGCACAGCAGGGATTAGCATGAACGCCCTGGACAAGATGATCGGTTACTTCTCGCCGGAGCGGGCCTATCGCCGTGCGCGGCTCCGCGCCGCGGCCGAGATGTTCGCCTATGACGGTGCGAAGTTGGGCCGCCGCACAGACGGCTGGATTGCGGCAGGCGGGGACGCCAACACCGAGGTTGGTGCCTCGCTGAGCAACCTGCGCAACCGGTCGCGCGACCTGCTGCGGAACAATCCGTACGCCAGCAAGGCCATCGCCGAACTGGTGGGCAACACCGTGGGAACCGGAATTGTTCCGCAGGCGAAGACTGGGACATCTGCGCTCGACAAGATCATCGACGCCGAGTGGCTCTACTTCGCAGAGAACTGCGACCCGGGCGGGCAGTTGGACTTCTATGGGATGCAGGCGCTCATTGTACGAACAACGGCTGAAAGCGGCGACGGGATTGTCCGGTTCCGGCCCCGGCTCTCGAAGGACAACTTTCGCGTGCCGCTCCAGTTGCAGGTACTGGAGGGTGATTTCCTCGACATCTCCAAGACCACCGGGCTTGCGAGCGGGCAGGTCATCCAAGGCGTTCAGTTCAACCTGTTCGGGCAGCGCGAGTATTACTGGCTCTACAACAACCACCCCGGAGGCGGAATCACCATCAACTGGCGCGGTGGGCTGGCGAGCCAACCGGTGCCTTCAGCCCAGGTGATGCATACCTACTGCATCCTGCGGCCCGGCCAGGTGCGCGGCGTGCCCTGGCTGGCTCCAGTGATGTTGGCGCTGCGGGACCTCGACGACTACCGGGACGCCGAGCGCCTGCGGAAGAAGACCGAAGCGTGCCTGGCGGGTATCGTCACGCGGAGCGAAGGTGCCAGTGGCTTGCCCATCGGCACGAAGTCCACGGACCCGAAGACGGGTAACACGCTGGAGCGGATGTACCCCGGCATGATCGAGTATTTGAAGCCGGGCGAAGACATCAAGTTCAATGCGCCTTCGCCAGCCGGCGGCTACCGCGACTACCTGATGACTGAGTTGCAGGGGATCGGCGCCGGCATCGACGTGCCCTATGAGCTGCTGTCCGGGGATCTGTCGAATGTCAACTATTCCTCATATCGCGCGGGGATGCTCGGCTTCCGCAATGCCATCGAAGCGTTCCGGTGGTTGACGCTGATCCCGATGTACTGCCGACCGACGTGGCGGCGGTTCATCGACACCCTGGTGTTCATCGGAAAGATTCCAGAAGCCAACTATGGCGTGCAGTGGACGGCGCCCAAGTTTGAGTCTGTTGATCCGCTCAAGGATGCGATGGCTGAGTTGAAGCGCATCCGCACCGGCACGTTGACGTTGGCAGAGGCGATCGCGCAGAACGGCTACGACCCAGAAAAGCAGTTGCAGGAAATCAAGCGGATGAACGAAGTACTCGACGCGTACGCCATCATCCTGGACTGCGATCCGCGCCACGTGAATGACAAGGGCGTCGAGCAGCCCACCGTCGACGGCGAAACGGCGCCGGCGCCACCCGTCAAGCAGCCCGGCACGGTGAAACATTCGGCCCGGCAGTGGGATTCACCGACGAGAAGCTACACCTCGTAAATCGACAGCCGCCAAGAAGGAGCCCTTTATGCCCGAAGAAATCGCGGGGACGGCGCCGGAGACTGCTCCGGAGCTCATTCCCGTCGAAGTAGTTTCCACTGCCGCCGTTGCGCAGCCCGAGCCTCACCCGGAACCATCGGAGGTCCAGGTCGAACGCTTCACTGTGGTGGCGACCTTCGCTCCGCCGTCGGCCGATGACGATGCTCGCACCATCGACGCGGTCTGGTACACGGGCGCCAAGATACCCCGGTTTGACTGGCGCAGCGGCGAGGAATACGACCTCATCCTCGACATGAAAGGCTGCCGCATGGCGCGTCTGAACAACGGCAGTCCCGTGCTGGACTCGCATTCCGCCTACGGGGTGGAGAGTCAACTCGGAGTGGTGCGCAAGGCATGGGCCCAGAAGTCCACCGGCCTGGCCACGCTCCAGTTCAGCAAACGGGATGCCGTGACGCCGGTCTGGAACGACGTCAAGGGCGGCATTATTCAGAACCTCAGCCCCGGCATGTGGATTTACAGGAAGGTCGACACCACGCCGAAGGGCCAGGAGCGTAAGGAATTCACCGCGACCGATTGGGAGCCGTTCGAGATCTCGCTCGTGCCGGTGCCTGCCGACTCGGCCACGACTTTCATGTCGGCGGCGGAAACGACACCAGCAGAACCGGCCCAAGTTGAAGTGCAACGGGCAACTGCCCAGAAGGAGAAACCTGATATGGAACAGACAGTGCAGGCTTCGGGCGAAGAGGCCCGGCAGAACGATGTATCCCTCGCCGCGGCGCGCGACGAGGCGGTGAAGGCGGAGCGGTTGCGCGCGGGCGCCATTCGCGCGATCGCGACCGGTCCCTTCCAGGTGGAGGAGAGCTTCCTCGCCGCGCTGATTGACGAGGGTGTCTCTATCGACATCGCTCGCGAGCGCATCATGACGAAGCTCGATGCCGAGTTTCAGAAGCATCCGACGCTTCCGATCAACCCGCTCGCCACGTTCGGCGGCAAGGATGAGGTGGACAAGCGGCGGGAAGGGATGGAGGCTGCGTTGCTGTTGAGAGGCAGCCCGCGCGCCTCCGGCGAGATGTTCGAAAAGGGCCGCGACTTTGCCGGGCTCACGCTGGTAGACATGGCGCGGGAATGCCTGAATGCCGTCGGCGTGAAGACGCGCGGCCTGTCCCGCAACGAGATCGCTCGGGTGGCACTCCAGGGCCGGCATGGGGCGTCGGAGTATTTCGACGGCGCCATGACCACCAGCGACTTTCCCAACATCCTGGCCAACGTCGCCAACAAGACTCTGCGCCAGGCCTATGACGCGGCGCCCCGCACGTTCGTGCCGTTTTGCCGGCAGGTTACCGCGCTCGACTTCAAGCCGGTGAATCGCATTCAGCTGAGCGACATTGCCGCGTTGCAGAAGACCAACGAAAACGGGGAGTTCGTGCGCATCTATGTGAGCGACTCCAAGGAGTCTTACGCGCTGACGACCTGGGGCGGGATCGTGCCGATCACCAGGAAGGTGGTCCTCAACGACGACCTCCAGGCGTTGACGCGGATTCCTGCCGGTTTGGGCATCGCGGCCGCCACGCTCGAAAGCGACGCCGTCTGGGCTGTGATCACGGCGAATGCGGCAATGGCTGACGGAGTACCTCTGTTCCACGCCACGCACAAGAACCTGACGGCTACCAATGGCCTCGCGGCGGTGGCCAACATCACGGCGGCGCGCAAAGTGATGCGCAAACAGACTGCGCCCAAGGGCACGATCCTGAACCTGATTCCCAAGTTCCTCATCATCCCGGCGGCGCTGGAAGGCATTGCGGTCCAGCTCACCAATCCGATCAACTTGTCGGCCACCGCATCTTCGGCCGATGTGCCGGCCTTCGTGCGCGCCATGGTGCCGATCGTGGAGCCGCGCTTGGACGCAGTGGCCAGCGTCGGAGACACGAACTGGTACACGGCGGCCGACCCGAGCGCGATTGACACGATCGAGTATTGCTATCTCGAGGGGCAGCCGGGTGTCTACATCGAGACCCGGCAGGGCTTCGAGGTGGACGGCGTCGAGATCAAGGCTCGCCTGGATTTCGCTGCCGCGGCGATCGACCATCGCGGGTTGCAGAAGAACACCGCATAACCCCCAGTCAGCTCACGGCAGGGATGGCCTGGCTGCCCCTGCAAAGTCCGAACAAAGGAGAAGCAGGAAATGACGAACTACATCCAGAAGGGTGATCCGCTCCCGATGAAAGCTCCCTATGCTGTATCGAGTGGAGGGGGCATGAAGGTGGGCGTGATGTTTGGCGTGGCCGCAGTCGACGCTGCCCTCAATGACATCATTGAGGCGGCAACCGAAGGCGTGTTTGACCTGGCCAAGGACACGAGCACGTTCACCGATGGCGCGGCTGTCTATTGGGATGACACAGCGAAGAAGGCCACCTCAACGGTTGGCACCAACCTTGCAATAGGCGTTGCCGCCCTAATCCAACCCAGTGGAGCGTCCGCCCTCGGCGGGGCCACGGGTGATGCCACGGTTCGAGTCCGCCTAAACGGATCTTTCTAATCACGGACGAACTGGCCCTTCGAAGTTCACTTCCGACCACAATGTCCAACTGGCCTGAACTCTCGCGTCTGGCTAATGATTCCGCTCAGCTGGCTTTCGGGACATTGATCTCCTACCAGCCCGCAGCGGGCGGCGGCGCGTTCAGCGTGGTGGGGATTGCCGACAGGACCAGCGATGAGCAGATGCAGGCAGACGGCGTCTACCTGCGTCTGTTTGTGCACTTGGCTGATTTTTCAGCGGCTCCGGAGCAGTGCGACGAGGCGACTATCGACGGGACCGTCTACCGGGTGTTCGACGTGCGAGTAGACACGGCAGGCGGCGCATGGCTCTCGCTACGCGCGGCCGGGTGAGGCTTCAATGGCAACGGTGAGAATCTACCAAAAAAAGCAGATGCGGCTCGACCGGCTGAACTTCAAGCAGACCCAGATGTTCAAGCTTGGCAGCGTCGGGGTGGATGCGGTCAAGAATCGGCTGGCGGCGGCGCAAGGCCCGTCTGACGCCCCGGCCAAGCCGCTGACCAAGAACTATGCCATCCGCAAAACGCGGCTCGGCAAGGGTAATCGGCGTAACCTCAGCTTCACCGGCAACATGGTGCGCAATCTCCTGGTCCGGACGGTGAGCGAGAACAAGGCCAAGGCGGTGTTGTCCACCCGCAAGGACAGGATCAAAGCGTGGGCGAACCAGAAGATCGAGCCATGGCTCGTGTTTTCGCCGAAGAACAGGGCTGCCGTCCTGGAGTCATCGCGGCGGATTCTGGCTGAGCTGAGAAATCGGCTACTGGTGGAGAAGTCGCTCAGTGGCAAGCAGCAGTGATCGTGGCCGCCAACTGCCGTCTGGACTTTTCGCCCGCCACTGCGCGCGGACCTTGAGCCAAAGGAGCTTGAGTGGTTCCCTCAAACGAACTCATCGACAACCTCGTCCAGATGCTTCGCGACATCCCGGAACTGGTCGTTGAGATGAATGGCGACGGGCATCGCATCTACGCCTACCACGACCAGTATCCGAAGCGGGCCAGCCTGGCATACGCGATTCACCAGATGCCCACGCCGTCCATCATGGTTGCCTGGCAAGGGACCGCCCCCGGAATCTTTGGCGGCGTCGACGTCTGGAAACACCAGTTGTCTCTGTTCCTCCGGTCCCGCGAGACTCGCGATACCGATCCGCCTACGGCTTATTACCGGCTGTTTCGCCTGATCACCAAGGGTGTGCCGGAGAACATTGGCGTGCCGATGCTGAATGCCACCGTTCACGCCTCCTGCTACCCGATGGACACGCCATCAATCCAACGGAGGACCGATGCCGAGGGCCTGGACTACTTCGAGGTCAACATGTTCTTCACAGAGGCTGGCGATGAGTAGGCCTGACAAAGTGTGGCTAGCTCCTCCCCATGGACAGGGTGAACCGGAGGAGGTCGAGGCAAGGCGAGAAATCCTGGTGCCCAGGTTGGTGGCCGGCTGGAGCCAGTGTCCGCCACCCGAGAAGACGGAAGAGGTGAAACCCGATGTCGACAACTAGGCTGCAGGAAGTCCTGATCTGCTTCGGCAAGGAGAAGCAGACAGACATCGCCACGGCGAACACGGCCGGCCAGATGTGGCGACTCCGAAAGCTCAATGCCGCACTCGCCAACCCTAAGCTCAACACCGAAAATGACGCCGATGAGTACGGCAAAGGCCACGAGTTCCCGATGCAGTCGTTCCAGACGTCCTGGGACGCGGGTAGCACGCTGGAGAAGTATCTCAGCGCCGAGATCGCCGCATGGGCGATGGCGTTCTCGCTGGGCAAAGTGGTGAAGTCCGGTTCGGCGCCCAATTTCACCTACACCTGCACGCCTCTATTCCCAGCCACGGGCGATGCCGCGGAGCTGCCCTACTTCTCCTTCGTTGAGCAGATCCGGCCGGGCGCCGGCGTTGTGATTGACCGGATGGCAGTGGGCTGCGCAGCCGAAGGCTGGACGATTTCGGTCGGCAGTGGGCCTGGCCGCGCCAACTCGAAGATCAACATCGAGTTTGTGGGCGCCGGCAAGCTCACCGAACCCTCTGGGATCACAGTTCCGGCAGCAACACTTGAGAAACTGCTGCCGTCCGCCTCGCTTGCGCTCACCATCAATGGTGTCAACTATGTCTCCAACAAGAACATCGTCTCGCTGGAGACCAGTTGGAAGAACAACATCCTGATGGATGCCGGCTTCTATCCCGGCTCAGGCTTCCAGACGTCGGGCGATGCCACCAGTGGGGCTATCCGCGGCCGCCTCGAGTTTGGCAAGCGGCAGGGGACGCTCCGCTTCACTGCCCGATTTGAAAACGGCTCGACCGAGTTGACCAAACTCAAGGCGCAGACCACAGGCACGGCGGTCATCGCGCTCACCCATGACGCCAACAACTCGCTGGAACTCACCTGGGAGAAGGTTTCCTTCGCCACTGCTGAGGTGGGCGAAACCGACGGCATCGTCACGGTGGCGGTCGAGTGCCTTCCGATGTACGAGGCCACAAATGGCATCGTCTCTGCGGTGGTGAAGTGCGGTGTGGACGGCATCTGCCAGTAGAAAGGACTTTCATGGAAACCATCCCGGTGGATTCAGTTCCCGCTGTCTTTGACGCGGCGCGCCCGATTACCCTACAACTCCGGACGCCTGCGGGCGTGAAGTCAATCCGAGTCCGCTTTCCCAGCGACAAGGAATGGATTGAACGCCAGCGGAAGCGCAAGGTCATCGTGAAGCAACTGGGCCGCGGCGTCTCTGAGACGACCGTCCCGAATTTCGAAGATGCTGATGCTGCGCTTCTGGCGAAGATCCGTCTGCCCGAAGACAACGCGACGGAGGTGGATGCCTTCGAGGCCAGTCGCGTCATCGAACAACTGAGCCAGGCCGAGGTGGATGACGTGGTTCAGGTGGGCGATGCATTTCGAGTGACGCTGCGTGTGCTCGGCGGCGCTGTGGCGCATGTGCTGAAGATGCCTTCGGCCAAAGACGTCTTCCAATACCGCCGCGGATTTGCCCGGGTGCTCGATCTGCCCTACAACCGCCAGGAACTAATCATCAACCTGGCGCCGGCAGGGGACCTCTATCAGAGGCTGTCCCAAGGCGCGGAGGGATACTCGGGCGATGTCCCCATCGTCCATCAGGCTGTGGCGGTGAAGGCCGCAATTGATGCCCTCGATGCCGCCTTCCAGGAGACGGGCGACCCAAACTGAGCTCCGGGGAGTGGCCGGAGCAGCCCTCCCTGCGGTTTCTCATCCATTGGACGCTCCGCCGTGAAGAGTTGTGTGACCCGGGCTTATGCCCGGATGCTCCGGACGAGGGTGGTCGGTGCGACCACTGCCCACTGGAAAAGCTGGATGCCGCGCAGAATTCCGAGGCGGGATCGTTGCTCCGGCGTGCACTGGACCTTCGCGCGGGCCTCAAGCTCGGCATTCGCATCAGCCTGGACGAGATCGGCGCCGATGAATTCGGCGCGATGTTGGTGTTCGAAGAGGAGCGGGAGCAACTGGATCGCGAAAAGCTGCAGACGAACGGACAACTTTCAGGCAGTTAGACCGACTTCAACATGCAGGAACAGCTGACTCCCAACTTCCGTCGTGCCGAATTCGCATGCAGGTGCGGTTGTGGGCTCGATGCGATCAGTCTGTCGCTGGTGCATGGTCTGCAGTTCCTACGAGATGCGATCGGGAAGCCTGTCGAAGTGCTGTCGGGCTGCCGCTGCTGGAATCACAATGCGGCCGTGGGCGGCTCTCCGCGGTCGCAGCACCTGTCTGGAAAGGCCGCCGATGTGCGGGTTAGCAGCATGTCCGCACGCCGACTCTATGCTTCGGCCAACAAGATCGCGGTCTTCAGAGGCTTTGGCGTGGATGAGGAGCGCGGCTTCCTGCATGTGGATGTGCGCCAGGCACCGGCGCGTTGGTGCTACCGCCAAGGACGAGAGGCGCCTTGGTACGAGGTTGAATCGTGATCGCTATTCCTCAGAGTTCCGTTGGCGATCGCGGGCGTCCAGCAGCCGGAGCGAAGCCTTCATGGTCTCGACGTAGGCATCCATGTCTTCCATCCTCGCTCGGCACATTGCGCAGACCAGCAGATGTTCCTCGATTTCCGCTCGCTTCGTTCCAAGTTGGGGCTTCTCGAGCGAGTAGGCCTCCAGGTCGTCGTCGGTGATGTGGCTCGGGCGCTGCGGATTCACGGTAGGCCTTCATGTTACCGCCTGATTCTGATTCTCGTTTGATTCTCCCTGGAAGCACTCTCAATGGCTGCTGACAACAAGCTCGAACTCGTCGTCGAAGTCGACGTCAACAAAGCCAATGCCTCCATCAAGAGCGTCAACACCGGCCTGTCGAGCATGGAATCAACCGCGGCCAATGCGGCCCGCGGCGCCTCTCGCGGGATTGACGGGTTGACTGTGAGCATGGCCAAAGGCGCGGCGGCCGGCAACCTCTTTGCTGAGGCCATCAAAGCCGCACTCACCTGGGCCAAGGACTGGACCGTGGGCGCCATCGAGGCGGCCTCTCAGGTGTCCCGCATGACGGTGGTCACCCAGCAGTTGGCCAAGGCTCACGGCATCGCGGCAGAGGATGCGATGAAGTACTCCGAGGCCATCCAGCGGATCGGCTTCGAAAACGAGGATGCCCTCCATGCGATCGACCGCCTGATCGTGGCGGATATGGAGCTTTCGAAGTCCGAAGGCCTGGCCAAGCTCGCCAAGAACGCTGCCGCCATTGAGGACGTCTCGGCAGGGGAAGCTCTGCAGGGCATCATTCAAGCCATTGAGTCGGGAGCCTCCCGCGGCCTGCGCAGCATGGGTATCTTCGTGGATTTCCAGAAAGAGACTCTCATCCAGGAACTCAAGCTCGGGCGGGCCCTCACCGAGTCCGAAGAACGCCAGACCCGATACAACGCTGTCATGCGCGAGGGAGCCAAGATTCAGGGTGCCCATGCGGCCTCGGCTGGCGAGGCCGAGGTCATGCTGAAGGGCCTGAAGCGCGAGGTGCACGATCTGCAGGAAGAGGTGGGCGCGCGGTTCCAGGAGGATTTCAAGTCGCTGATCGGCAATCTGCGTGGTCTGGTCGGGTGGCTTCGGGAAAACACCGACTGGCTCGGCAAGTTCGGGCAAGCCGCACTGTGGGTCTCTGGCATTCTCGCCTCCTACGCCCTGGCCGACAAGATCATGGCTCTGGCGAAATCCGTCGCTGCGCTCAATCTGGCCAAGCTGAACCCCTATGCACTGCTTGCCACGGGCGTGGTCGCGGCCGGCGCCATCGTCTACAGCAACTGGAAGGACACGCAGGCACAGGTGAGCAATGGCGTCGACGAGAAGCAGCGACAGGCCCTGCGCGACGACCTGTTCAACGGCAAGACCAGCCTCGATCAGCTCCGGAAGCAGGGCATGACCGACGATCAGATCCGGGAGCTGGTGTCAGGACGGAAGGCTCTGCCGGGTGAGAGCTTCGGGCCTGTCGAGTCTCGAATCGCCATCAAAAAAGGTTCCGAGCCGGATGTCGAATCCTTGAAGCGCGCCGTCGAGATCCGCAAGCGCCAGTTGGAGGTGGAGCACGAATCGCGGCAGGCGGCACTGGAAGCCGGCGCAAAAGGGCAACTGGGGTTCGCCAGGGAATTGGCGGAGATGAATGCCCGGATCGAAAAGTGGACGACGTTCACCGACGATCGAAGTGCTACGCGGCGCATCTCACTCACTCACCAGGCGTGGGAGAGCGTCATCACCGAATTGGGGAACCGCTGGTCGGCATTTCGCGAGAAGTTCCAGAAGGACAATCGCGAACAGCTCGCCGAATACCTCAAGGGGGAGGAGGAAGCCGCCAGGCGACGAATGGATCTTGATGCCGAGGTCCTCCAGCGGCGCCTGCAATACAACGAGGAGATCGCCCGACGGAACCTTGAACAGAGCGAACGCATGCTGGGCATTGAGGAGCAGCGGGCTGGAATCAGCCGGGACGCGCGGCTTCGAGCTCTGGAGGCGGTAGACGCGCAGACCCTCGCGCAGAAGATCACCGTTGAACAGCAAAAGGCACAAATCGAGGTGGACTACCTGGGCCGCGTCCACGACGTCAAGATGCGCCTGTTCGAGATCGAGACCGCCCGGATGGTCTTGGAGGAAGAGGCGAACATGAGCCGCCTCGGATATCGGGCCGATGAGATCAAGGCGCGGATCGCGGAACTCAATCAGCAGAGAGATGAGATTCGCGCGGCGAATCAGGAGGCCACCGATGCAGCCATCGATGCGGCGCGCCAGAACGCCGCCAACCGCACAGCGGCGATGGTTCGCGATCACAACCGGCAGCTCTTTGACTCCTTCAAGCGTCAGGCCGAGGGTGTCTTCGATGCTTTGCTGACGAAATCACAGTCCATCTGGTCGGCGATTGGCAGTTCGCTCAAAAACGCGCTGTTGACCGCCATCAAGGATGTCGTTTCTTCGCGCGTGGCTGCCATGCTGATGCAGTTGTTCACCGGAACCAAGGTGGCTTTCCAGCAGGGTGGCATGGGCGGCGGAGGGATGTCCGGCAAACTCGGTGGCGCGCTCTGGCTCGGCGCCCTTCCAGTGTTTGGAGGCTCCGGTAGTCCGGGGCAGATTGTGATTCCTGGTGGCGGCATTCCCGGGGTGACGACGGGCACCTTCACCGGGCAACCAATCGTGTTCGGCGGTGGTGGAAGCGTTGGCAATGGTAGTGCAGGCGGCGGGGGCGGACTGCTGGGCATGTTGGGCCTGCGCGGCGCCGGCAAGGGGAATATGGCCGGCATGTTGGGCAACCTGAAGGACTTCCTCGGCTTCGGTGGTGGTGGCGTGCAGTATGCGCCTGGGATGGCGACAACGTGGCAGGCCGCCACGATGGCGCAGAAGCTGTCCGCATTGGGCCGGTCCAATGCAGCCCTGCTCGGTGGCGGATTGCTCGCCATGGATGGGCTGCGTCGTGGTGGCATCACCGGTTTGGCTGAAACCACCGCGGGCGGCGCCCTGATGGGATTCAAGTTCGGCGGACCGGTCGGGGCAGCCATCGGCACAGCGGTCGGCGCCACCGCTGGAATTGTCCGGCTGTTCATCAAGGGTGCGGAGGAGAAGGTCAGGGCCAAAATCAAGGCCACGTACGGCATCGATGTCAGCGACAAGGGTGTGTTGAAGCAGATCGTGGACATCGCCAGGCAGGGCTTTGGCGGTAACTTTGATCTCGCAATCCAGTCGCCCCAGGTGCGCGAGATTCTGGAACTCTACTCGCTCAACACCGGCCAGCCGTGGCGAGGCCGGAATGTGGCAGCCTTGCCCGTTTCGATGCTGCAGAAGGGCAACCGCATCAGCTTCCTGCCCCCGACCAATGCAGGAGGCATTCAGGCGCCCTGGTCGAGTGGAGCCGGGATCGGTGGAGCCACCAATGTGGTCGCTGCGACTCCGAATCCGCCGGCGGCCGTGGCTTCTGTCAAATTAACGCTGTCGCTGGACGGGCCGGCGACCGAACGGTTTCTGCAAGGTCAAGCCGTACAGGCGATCGGCCAGCAACCGCGCACCGTCGCCAATGCGATGGGCGAAGCCTACGGCCAGAACTACTCGCGGCGCGAAACCTATGCGGGCTTCGCTGATCCGGGATTGGTCACCAACACGTGACGAACGTTTCCGTGGAGAGCCCCACGTTGGTGATGCCGTGGGGCTTGTCGAAACTGTTCGAGCAGACCAGAACCGGCAGTGTGCTCACGAATGAGTTTCCATCCGGTGACTCGATCCGGCGCGCATTGGTGGATGAGACGCGCCGGAGTTGGCGCCTATCGCGGCGCTGCACACCTCCGCAGGTCGACTCAGTTGTGAGCTTCTACGAGAGTCTGGGGGGGCCACTCCGAACGTTCTGGTTCTATGATCCGGCCGAGACGGCGCCCTGCTTCAGCCATGATCCGACTGGGGCGGAGACAATCGGCCGCTACTGTGTTCGCTTCGCGAACCGTTTGGAGTCGACCTACGGGCTCGGCAGATCAGACCTGTCGTTCGAATTGGTGGAGGTAGCTGGCTGATGAAGCTCGGTCCCATTGATGTGCCGGAAGTTACTACTGAAGGTGTCTTCCCACTCAGGCCGGATTGGGGCTGGTCTCACGTCATAGAACCACAGGTTGCTGTCCACACCTTTGAATCCGGCAATCGCAAGGTCGAACAGCGTTTCTACCTGGGTGACGGTGCACGCCGCTACGTGCTGCGATTTGACTCCCTGCGGCCGTCGCAGATCGACACATTGAGGGCGTTCTGGGAGGATCACTCGGGTGCGTATGGGCAGTTCTACTTCGACGCTCCCATATCCAGCGGCGCAGGCACTCGCCGCGTCGTGTGCCGATTCGCTGAGCCCGCGCTTTCGATCAGCCACGTTGCGGACTTGATTGCGAGTGTCGGTGTGACGCTGATTGAGGTGCCGGAGGCTCCGCCCTCCTACGCTGTCGACAGTACGATAAATCGATATCCTGACGGCGCCTTCGAACAACATCTCGCGGCGCCGGTCCAGACGCTCGTCCCACTGCTGGACATCGTGACCCACGAGTCGAAAACGGAGCCCTCCCATGCTCTCCACTTGTCTGATCGCTACTGCACTCTCGGCGGGACGTTGTATCAAGCGCGCCTCCTCGACTGGGATGGCATCAGCCAGTCGATTGGGAACGACAGTGATGTGGCCAGGTTTGTGCTCGCCAATGCCGACCGCGTGCTAAAACTGCTGAGCGACCAGGTCGCGCTCGACAACGCCCAAGTGCAGTTCAGTGCCTATCACGTCCAGACTGCCGCGCGAATCGACATCTGGGGAGGCTGCCTGGCGAGGTGGGTTGCCAAGGGTGCGACGTTCGAGATCACGGTCCAGGACGGGATCTTCGAACTCCTGCAGAAATACCCGCGCCGCCGGGCTGCGCATACCTGTTGGAAGCGGTTCAAGTCTTACGCCTGCGCCTACCAGGGTGATGATGAAGCCTGCGACAAGACCTTCGCCACCTGCACGCGACTGGCGAATCAGAACCGCTTCGGCGGGATCATGCTGCAGCCCCAACCGGTGACGACCCGCGACAACAGCCAGTCGGGCCGTCCAAGGATGACAACGACCACGATCATCGCGGACACCATCTATGACCTGCCAATCCCGGAGGTTTACACGGACCGCGAAATGATAGTGCCCGCAATTCTGGCCGGCTTCCGCGAGGAGGGAGATTTCGCTTCTGGTCTTGGGGTGGTGAGCGAGGGGCCGATCGGAGGCTACGCCTCGCCGTTGAGGCAGTATCTCGATGGCGCTCCACCGCATGGGCCTGGCAATCTCGGTTGGCGGGGAGTGATCGGCAACGACCCTCAGGCGGCGCCGTTTGGCCTTTCCCACGCAGGGCCGGGCAATGTGTGGATTTATCCAAACTCGACCACGGCTGCCGGCACTGCCTTCGTCGAGATCCGGAAGAAGGATGCCTCGGGCCTCCAACTCTCCCGGATCGGCGACCACCAGATCACCGTGGCGATCACGGCTGGCGTTGGCGGCTGGGTCTGGGATGATCCGCTGGACGCCAACTCACGTCGCTGGGCAGCCCCACTCACGAATCCGGCCTGGGTGATGGTCAATGTGTTGCTGCGGGCGCGGGCATTGCACTACGCCGAGATCGATCCTGCCGAGCAGGTGGGCCAATTCGATCTCGCAGCCTGCCACGCGACTGCCGCGATTTGCGATCTGGAGGTGCCCTGCATCATCGACCGAACACCCCGGATCTGGGTGCCCACCGATACGAGCGGGAACGGCTACTGGGACAGCGGCAGCCAGCAGACGACAGAGACACAATTTGTCTTCTGCGGAAGACTCGGGGAGGAGAAACCGTTACGGGACTGGTTGACCGAAATCGCCCAGGGAGCCCTGCTCTACTTCACGTTTCGCAACAACAAGCTGCGCATCGGTATCCGATCCAACGCCACCCCGGTCCAGGCATTCGGCCCAGGAAACATCGTCGCTGATTCGCTCCAGGTGGAGCCGATCGATCCCGACTACAACCACCTGACCGTACGCTTCGGGAACTGCGACAACAACTGGGAGCTGTCGAACGTCGACCTCTACGACGAAGACCAGGCTTGGCGGCTTGGCTCCGGAAACATCGAGGTCAAGAAGTCCGCGCAGATGAACCTCGTGGGCTGCCCGACTCCCTCGCAGGCCGCACGGGTCTGTATCGGCCGGCTGCGTGAAACCCTCGGCGGCGTCATCGAGACCGAGCAGGTGAAGGCCAGGCGGCTCCAGTTTGCCTCCACTGTGATCAGCCTCGCCGTCGATCCGGGCATGTGCTGTTCACTGACGCACGAAGAACTGCCGGACAGCCGCGCTGTCTTCCGGGTGCAGCATTGGCGATTGCGCAAGGATTGGGGCATTGACTACAGCGGCTCCACGGTTGCGGAGTCCTGCTACGAGTACATGACGGGACCGCGTCCGGCCGCCGTCACCTACACTCCGGGCGCGGGTGACCCGAACGGTGTGCCGAGCGAATGGTCGTTCGATCTGGTGGTGCCTGGCGACGGCACTGTGCGGATCGGGCGACTCATCTGCAAACGCGGGGCTGCGCGGGTGCGGCAGGCCAGTTTCGACATCCTGACTATTGACGAAACGACCAGCGGCTACACACGCGTCATCGGGGGGATTCCAGATGCCGAAGGCGAAGGGCCGTTCGGCTACCAGGGTGTTGTGCCGCGCGTCGGCCAGCTTCTCTACTGCGGCGGCGAGATCCTCGAAGTGACCCGCGTCGTACCCAGTTATGAATCCGGTGCAGTGGCCGGGTGGCTCGATACGGGGGAGTTTTACGCCAGGCGGGGCCGGGGGGGCTCGCAGGCCGCTGTCCATGCTCGACTGGCCGCTATCGCCACTGAGGTCGACCGAGATGCCGTCTTGACGGTTGCGGCCTTGGGCTGGAGGTTGGGCGACACTCTGATCGCGCCCACGCAAGATCCCAACGTCGGTGATGTCCGCTATATTGCGGGAATCGAGGCGGATGGCACACGCCTGACTGTCGAGCGGGCATATGACCAGATCGCACCGGGCGATGAAGTCTACAGCGACCCGCGTCTCTACAGGTGTGAGATCACCACCGAGGTACTCACAATCGACGCCTCCTTCTGGACATCCGGGAAGGCTGCCACCTGGGAGCGGACGCTGGCCCTTCCTAATCGCAGCTTGGTGGCGGTGCGGGGCCAACTTGCCTCACACAATTACCTCACGCCCTACCTCGAGCAGGCGACTGGCCGACTCCGGACTCTCGGTAATCAGAGGTTCGAGTTCGTTCACCCAGCAGTGCCTTCCGGTCGAATGGTCGATGCCTTCGTAGACGCAACGGTACCGGTGGCCACAGCGTTTAGCGCCATTTGGGCGGAGGCACTGCCGTGGGCCGGCAGCGGATCGATCCTGCTCGACGGCACACTCGAGGCGGAATCCAGCATCACGGTGACGCTTGAACCAATCGGGCCCATGCCAGTCCTTGAGTACGGCAATATCGTGCCCGCGGCTGAAACACTGTCGGACGCGGCACGTGCACTGGCCGCTCATTTGAACGCCCAGGCGGAATTTGCTGCCGAGTATTTTGCGACCGCCGAGTGGGCCTACTGCTTCATCCAGAGCATCCGTGGCGCCTCCGGCGCCGTGCTGGCGTCGTGCTCGGGAGGCTTGACCGCAACGACCGCGGACGTTGTCGCGGAAGTAATGGCCATCCCGACGCCTCCTTCAGTCGCCGCCGTCACGCCGGGCGCGCACCAGCGCACCGCCTTACTTCGCGTTTGGGCCGGCCTGGTCGGCGATCCTGCGACCTGGATCGATGGCGTGGCCAACAACGAGAACGCTGTCATCCCGCTGGACTTGGCCGAGGACTGCCAGTTCGGGGTGGTGGTTTCCGATGTCTCAGCTGGCACGCACGTCGAAACAGCCGCGCCCTTTCGCTTCGGCGACCATCTTCCGCTGGTGACCGCGGGAGACTTGGGCCGCGCAATCTGCCAGTGGCTGAATAGCGATCCGGTCTTCGGAGCGCATTACCGCTGCGAGATGGACGGGAACCAGTCGGGGGTCTGGATCATCGACCCACTGGGCAATCCCGGCACCATCGGGGTCGCTGCTGCGAATAACGTCTTGCCGAGTGGTTTTGGTGTTCAAATCGCGACCGAGTTCAACGTCACAAACCAACTGGGTGTGCGTGCGCCCGGCCGCCGCTACGCCACTACGTGGGCCGGGAGCGGCCAGGAATCGGCACCGTCGGCTCTGTCAGCGCCCAGCGGTGCGACCGGCAGCGCTGTTCGAATCGAACTCCAGGGTTTGCCGGAGTGCCCGCTGTCGTGGGTGGACACCATTCACGTCTATGCCGCTTTCGTTGTCGGTGATTCCTGCGGGCTCTACCGCGTCGCCTCCGTCCCAGCCGGCGAGAGCAGTGCGATCGACGAAGCTCCAGAGTTCAGCCTCACATCGAAGCCACGCTACTCGGGGGTGCGCGACCAGACGGAGGGGGCTGTCACCATCCAGGTCAAGGTAAACGGTCGACCGTGGCTGGACCTGCGAACCGGGTCAGGCGAAACGCGCTCGAACTTGATTGACGGACTGGCCGCGGGAAATCTCGGGGCGGGCGCCACCATCCAAGTGGATCTCGACTCGACCGACCACAACCTGCGAAACGTGAGGGTGGTGATGGAATGAGCGGCACCGTCATCCTCGGGCCGAAACAGGCCACGTTGCCGCTGGCCGCAACCGGTGATGCGGGCGTGACGAGCCTGCGCGCTGAGAACGCCGGCGTCAAGCTGACGGGCGATGTCATCTTGAAGCCCGGCCAGCACGTCGGGATTGCGCAGGACGAGACCCAGCGCAAGCTCACTGTCTCCGTCATGGACCTGCCCGCCACCATCGTGTCGGCGCTCAACGGACTGGACGGAAACGTCACGCTGATTGGTCAGGGCTTGGTAATCACCAAGGATGCGGCTACCCGGCGCATCACTATCGCCTTCGACCCATCGGGAGTCGTCCAGTCCGTCAATGGGCTGTCCGGCACAGTCTCGCTCGTTGCGGGCGAGAACGTCCAGATGCGCGTCCTTGGTAACAACGAACTGGAGATCAGCGCCTCGGGTGGCGGAGGCGGCAGTGGCGGCGCCTATGGCTATGGCGTGGCGGATCGTGCCACCTTCTCAGCCGGGATGGGCCGCCCCATTCTGGTGGGTGCGGACTTCGGGGCACGTCACATCGTCATTCGCCCGTCACGCCCTGGTGCGCTCTTTGCTCATCTGGCCTCGCCACAAGCTTCAGGCGACTTCATCTTCGATGTGCTGCGCTCAATCGATAGCGGCGAGACGTGGGTCTCGGTTCTCGCAACCCCTGTCGTGATCCCTCCGGGCTTCAACGGCGTCGTTGCGTTTTCACAATTCACCGCGGGGTCACAACTCGCACCCGGCAATCTGCTGCGGATTGATGTCATCAGCGCTGGCAATGGGCCTGGCTATGCGAGCGGCCTGATGTGTTCTATTCGCCTCGACGGCGATTCGGTGCCTGGCTGGGACCGCGCCACCATCCTGTTTGGGCTGAGTGAGCAGCCGCAACCTGGCATTGACTACGGGGTGAGATATATCGCGACCCGCCGTACTACGCCGGCCATGATCTATGCGATGGTGCGCCAACCTCCGATTGGCACTGCAACTGAGATCGACTTGCAGGTCTGGCGTGCTGGATCGTGGCATTCACTGTTTCCGCCAGGCCAGCCTCTGTCCTTCGCTCCCAACGTCGAGAGCATTCTCACGACAGATGCCGTCGCCAACATCGAGATTCTGCCAGGCGATCTCATTCGGCCGATAGTGCTCAACGCAGCCGTCTCGTCAGGCCTCGGCTTCAATATCGCACTGGAAATGGAGGTCCAATAATGGGCGTCATCTATTCGGGTCAGACTATCGTCAACACATTGATCGACGGTAGTTCCGCCGACAGCTTCATTGCGGGACTCAGGAACGTGCTGCTTTCGGCGGGCTGGTCGATCGCCAAGGATGGTTCACAGGATGCAATCTGGCGGCTCCGCAGTGCCCAGACCCCGCAGAGCTTGCGGGGAGACCTGTGGATCCGGCGATACGGATCGGGCCCCGTGCTGCCGATGCTCAACGCCTCGAGTGTCCTGGCCAATGGGCCCAACTCCAGCCTGCAAACGCAGGCAGACTTTGCGGTCACGGTCGGGGCGGGCTACAACTTCCGCGTCATCGCCAATCCGTTCTATGCCTATGTGGTGCGCGAAGCCATTCCGTGCCCGGCCAGCCAAAGCTTCTTCTTCGCGGTTCCGTACGTCCCGCCGTTTCTGTCGGGACTGGTTACTGAGGCGGTGCTCGCCATTGGACCGACCAGCGCTGCGGGCTCCATTCCGGCCGGCATGTTCGCTGCCAACCAGGGCCAGTACTCGCAGCTGAATGGGCAAGGGCGGACCGGAAGCGGTCAGTGGTATCTGTATGGCGTCAACAGCTACAGCAAGCCCCTTTGGTTCGATGATTCGAACGAATTCTATGAGGCTCGTTGCCTCAGCTTCCAGACCAGCGGAACCGGCCAGCAGTCCGGCACGCTGCGCTGTGTAGGTTACATGTGGGACGCGCTGGTGCTGAACTCTGCGGTCGCCCGAGGCACGGTGATCGCCTATGACGGCGGTTCCTGGCTTGTCCTGAGTGAAAACACCGATCCTGGCTTGATGGTGAAGGTGGCCTGAAGATGCCGGTCGGCTACCAATTGGAACGGACCCGATTCCGCTCCACCATGATCTCGACGTCCATCAGTGTCGGCCTGTTCACTCGACCGCCTGCGGCCAATGATGCGGGCACTGAATTGATCGGTAACGGCTACGTCAGGGCCACCACGGAGTTTGCCGAGACGCTCAATCTGTGCGGCGTCAACACACGCCCCGTGTTGTTCACGGCCACCGCGCCTTGGCCAGTCGCCCGATTCTTCGGTTTGTTCGACCCGTCCGGCAACCTGCTGTTCTGGGATCAGCTGTTCGTCGCAGTCTCGCTTGCTTCCGGTGCCTGGCTGATCCCTGCCGGGCAGTTGTTCGTCGATTGGCTGAACCGCATCTCGCAACTTCCGATAACGGTCGGCACGGGTGTCCCGGCGGCGAAAGGGAATCTCGCCGCTGAGTTCACCCAGACCACATTGATCGACGTCACATCCACCCTGCCGGTGCTCACCGCCGTGCCTTCCCTGCAACTCCCATCGGGCAAGTGGATGCGGAAGGCATCCCAACAGCAATATCGGCGCCTCTCGGTTGTAACCGAATCCGTGATTGGCACCTATCTGGTGCGGAAGCTGCTCGACGCCACTCGCGCCTCCGGCGCAGGCTTTACCGTCACCAGTCCAGACGGGCTCGCATTCTAATTCCAACAGGAGATATTCATGTCCAAGACCGACTTTCTCGAAGATTCGATGTTGAATCACATTCTGCGGAACACACCTTATACGCCGGCCGCAACCGTCTACGTCGGACTGTTCACCGCGACTCCGGGCGAGGCCGGTGGCGGCACCGAGGTCACGGGCAACAACTACGCCCGCAAGGCCGTGACGTTCGGCGCACCGTCGGCCGGCACGATCACCAACAACGCCGATGTCGTCTTCGATCAGGCCTCCGGCTCCTGGGGCACGATCAGCTACTTTGCGCTGTTTGACGCCCTGACCAACGGCAACATGCTCTACTACGGCGCGCTCACCTCGTCGAAGACCATCAACTCGGGCGACCAGCTGAAGTTCGCCTCGGGCGGGATCACCATCACGGAGGACTGAGCTGGGGGCACCATGATCTCCCGTCAGCTCGACATCGCCAACGCGCACCGGCACCGGCAGCGTCTCTATTTCTACTACTGGCACGGCATAGGGGCGTGGACCCAGGGCTCCGCATTCTCGTTGTGGCCCTACGGTGGCACGTACGGCTATCCGGGGCCGGGCGCCTCGGCCCCCACCACACCGGGCGAAATCCCGAGTGCAGCGACAGCCGGAGCGCTCCGATTGACGGTAGCTCCGCCAGAGGGCAACAAGCTCTATCTGGTTCGGTCGAAGTTTGTGTTCTTTTGCGGCGCTTCCTCGGTGATGGGCGGGACTCCGTCACTTCGCGCTCCGCTGCGGCTCCACGACCGTCTCTATCACTGCCAGTTCTCCTGTGTGACCAATGGCACGGTTGCGATCAACGGCGCGACGGTGACGCGCGGCGAGGCCGCGGGCGTCGGTAACAGCATCGCGATTGAGGTCACCGGCAACCCGCAGGGCGGCAACATTGGTGTCACCTACATCAACCAGGACGGTGTTCAAAAGCAGACCAGCACGACTGCACCGATGGGGCAAGGCGATACGGGCGGTGGGCGCTGGCTGCCCTGCGCGCTCGCGGTGGGCGACACCGGGGTCCAGAGCATCGTGTCAGTCCAGTGCAATAGCCTGCAGTACGTGGCCGGCAGAGTGGAGACGGTCGTCATCGCGCGCGAAATCGCGCATCTGTTTTCGTCCTGGCCACCTCAAAGCAACGCCTCGGCCTCCCAGGATGCACTCGATCACGGATTGGCTGTGGTCGACAAGGATGCGTGCTTGTTCCTGGTGGCAGCACTCACGTCGTCCTCTGACAACCCTTCAGTGATTGGCGGATGGCTCGACATTTTGGAGGCCTAACTTATGGCGATTTCGACGATGGATCAGTTGGTTGCGGCATTGGCTGGCGGACAGCAGAAGCGCTTCTACAAGGTGTCGCAATCGGCGAAGGCAGCCGGCGCCTGGACGTCGTTCTGGAAGACAGCCGGAGAGCCCGGCGGCGGGTCTAACCCGTCCACCGGGGCGGGTGATGTCCCGACGTCTGCGACCGCTGGGGCGATCCCGTGGACTAACCCCTCCGGATCGGATGTGGCGTACCTGGCGCGGCTCCAGGGGATGGTTTCGGCGCAGTCTGGCATTGTGGTGCTGGCCGACCGGCTTTGGCACAACTCCGGCTTGGTGGGCAACGTGTCCACTCTCCAGACCTTCACCGGTTCCGCCGTGACGCGGCCCGATGGCAATGGCGACAACAACGAACTTTGGATTGACTGGTACACCGCGACTGGATCTTCGCAGGTCAACATCACAGTCAACTACAAGAATCAGGCGGGCGATTCGGCGACCACGACATTTGCCTTCTTCGCCTCGCCGGTGGCTGCACAGATGATTCCGGTGCCTCTGGCGGTCGGCGACACAGGCGTCCGCAGTGTGGTGTCGGTGCAGCTATCGGCCACGACCGGGACGGCGGGCAACTTCGGACTCACGATCCTACGCCGGCTGGGCGAGATCCTGTGCCCAATTCCGGTTTCCGGCGATACGCTCGACGCCTTCGCGCTGGGGCTCCCGCAGGTCGATGCCAGCGCCTGTCTGTTCCTGTTCATGCTCGCCAACGCCACCTCGACCGGCGATATCAAGGGTGGTCTCACCATCATCAAGGGCTAG